AAGGCAAGAAACAATCGTACAATGTGGGTTTTCATAATGACACCAGAGTTATCAGAGTTATTAACTCAATGGTCACAAAATAAACCACAAAATAGAGTAAAATAAAGGTGGTGAAAATAAATGTTAATATCAGAAGAAACACAAGAAAAATTAAATTTGTTGATACAAAGAATGTTTCAACATAACAGAACATGGGACAATTTTCTAGGTTTTTCTAGTGTAGAATGGGCTTTTAATAATTTTAATAAAATATTCCATAATGGTTTAGCACATTTATACCCACTATTAGCAGACATGGTTTCTGATATAGAATTAAGATATAATGTAGTTCCAAAATATTATGAAACAGAAAGAGATACAAGGACTTATGGTTCTATGTTAGAGTTTTTTAATATAAATATCAATGAACATATAGAAACTTATGAGTTAATAAAAGAAGGAATAAATGTAGCAACAATCAATGGAGACTTAAATGTTGAAAGTGATTTAAAAGCATTTTTAAGATTATTTAATCATTTTATGGAACAAGCAATTACTTTAAGAGATAAGGCACAAATATATGGTGAAAACAACAAAGCTATGTTTGATGGTTTTGCAGACCAATTTTATGTATTACAAACACAATATGATATACTAACAGATGATGATGACGATGAGGATAATGATTTAGACTAATGGAGGTGTGAAAGATGGAGAAAAATCTAACTTTACAATTTAGCTTAAGTTCAGATAATCTTAAGTTAATTGAAAATGATGGTTATTGTAGTATTGCAGAAGTAGATTTTTTACATTTAGGGGTAAATAGAAATAAATGTGATATTACAAAAGAATGTGTAGATAAATCTTTACAGTCTTTCTATAACAAACCTTTATTATGTATTCTAAATAGTTCTGAAGCTATATTAGCTACAGATTTTAAAGAACATGCAAGGGATGAAGTTAATCCATTAGATAAAGCTAAATTCATTGCTTTTGGAGTAATTCCAGAAAGTGCACCTTTTCAATATATAGAAAGAGATAATGGAAAAACTTACTTAAATGCAAAAGTAGTTATTTGGAAAAACTATTTCCCTGTTATTATGAATATATTAAAAAATAGGGGTGGAAATGTTAAAGTAAGTATAGAACTATATGTTGAAGATGGCTACCAAGATGAGATAACGGGAATTTTACATATAAATAAATTTAAGTTATTAAGTTGTGTATTACTTGGTGAAAATATTTTAGAAGGAATAGAGGGAAGTCATTTGGAGGTTACTAAATTCTCTTATAATGATGAAGACATAAAGAAAGCAAATGAATACTATTTGAAGTTTTCTGCTAAAAATACAGTCTACCAAATTCCTGAAGAAATTAAAAATACTATAAATGAAGAATTAAATTCATATAAAAGTATAGGAAAAGGTTGTACTAATCAAGAGGTTACAATGGCTAAAAATTTAGTCAATGGAACATATATTGATATAAGTCAGTTCAACAAGCTTAGCCAAATGTTGGTTAAGTCTGAAAACAAGAAAAAATCTCTAACTTATAGTTTATTAGGTGGAGACATAATGAAACAATGGCTGACTGATATTAAAGAGGAAAAGGTAGGTGGTATTCTAATGAATAGCTTAAGTAACAATGAACTTCAAGAACAAATCTGGCATGATTTAGATAAATATAAATATCATGATGGAGAATGGGAAGGAAAGAAATACTATGTTGAAGAAATCTATAGTGATGAAAGAGTTGCTATTATAAGAGATAATGAGACAGGTGTTTTCTATAAGGTGCCATATACAGTAGAAAATAATAAAGTTGCTGTAAATATGGAAGAAAGAAAAGAAGTTCATAGAAGTTATGAAGAAAGTGGAGACAACACAGAAGGACATAAAGAGTTTGCTGCTATTGTATTTGCTAAAAAAGATTATGGTACTGGAGAAAGTATTACAGTAGATAAATCAAAAGAAGCAATGTCAGATAGTAGCTGGGGGTCAGTTAATAAAACTGAATTAAGAAAGAAAGTTCTTGAGGCTAAAAACTATAAGTCTTTAGTTAAAGATGTTTATGCTTTAGTTGAAGAAGGATGGGAAGAAGCACCAAGTTCAAAATTAAAATACCCAATTATGGAAGTAAAAGATGGTAAAGCAGTATATAATAGAAATGCTTTAGCTAGTGCCTTAGGGTATGCTGAAAAAGAGAACGAAAGTTCTGTAATAAGTAAGGTGAAAAGTTTATATAAAAAACTTGACATAGATACTGATAATAAAGGTGGTGAAAAGAAAATGGCAAAATTAGAGGAAGAAAAAGTAGTTGAAAACAAATTAGACAAAGACAACAAAGATATTGAAAAAATCAGAGATGATGCAGAAGCTCAAGAAGACGATGTAAAAGAAAAAGAAAAGAAAAATTCTTCATCAAAAGTATGTGATGATATTGGATTTGCAGATGACAAAAAAGAAGTTTGCAATAAAATAGAAAAAGATGACAAAGGTGAAGAAGGTCTTGAAGATGATGTAGATGCAGACAAAGACTACTGGAAAAAGAAAGCCAATGCCTTAGAAGAAAAATGCTCAGCAATGGAAGAAGAATTATGTGCTTTCAGAAGAGCAGATGAAGAAAGAAAAATGGCAGAGGAAATAGACAAATTCGCTCATTGTATGTCAGAGGATGAAGCTACTGAATTAAAAAATTCTATCAAAGATATGTCAATGTCTGAAATGAAAGAAAAAATCAATGCTAAAGTTGCAGAATTTGCATTAAAAATTAAAAATGCAGAGAAGGAAGCTGAAGTAAAATATTCAGTAAATCCATTTGTAACAGCATTCGATACAGTTAAATTTTCAGCTCAAGAAGCAAAAAGTTTAACAGACATTATTGAAAACAGTAATGTAAAATTAAATTATAAATAATAGTAAAGGAGTGAAGAATTATGCCACATTATGTAGCAAGAACAGTTACTGAAAATCCAGGATATATGCAAGCACAAATCAGAGTTCCAGCTAGTGTAACATTACACGCAGGACAAGTTGTTGTTGCTGAAAATTTAGATGCAGGATTAGGTAACGGAAATTATAGTGTATACGCACCAACTCAAGTTGCAGATGCAGCAGCTGAAGATGTAGCGTTAATATTAGATGGAGGATTTGAAACATTAGCTGATGGAAGAAGACCAGATGGTCAACCAGACTATACACAATATACTTTTGCAGAGGGAGATGTTGTAACAGCTTTTAGATTAAATGTTCCAAACCCAAGATTTGAACTTTCTGTAGAAGCTTGTGATAGTACAGTTACAGCAGCTGCAACAGGTTCAACATTAAAAGTAGGAGATAACTTAATTCCAAAAGCAGGACAATATGAATTATCATATTCAGCAAAAGGAACATCAGTTACAGCTAAAAATTATTTAACAATAGAAGCATTAAAATACTTTAGATTAGGTGGACAATCAGGTTCTGAATTTACTCAAACAATGGTTGTTAGAGCTAAAGTAACAGATAATGCTGGAGAATAATAGGGTAAAGGAAGGTGAAAAAGATAATGAACGAAGAAGTTAATGTAATCAAAAATTTCTCAGCAGAAAATAATGAAGCTGAAATAATTAAAGATAGCTTAGTAAAAATTACTAAATTTGCTATGTATAATGATAGTAAATATGGAAAAATGGCAGATAAGACATTTTCATCTATATCTGTAGATAATTATGATAAAGAAGCTCAAGATGCTAAAATGGCATTATTAGCTTTCTGTGCTAACAAATCAGGAATAAAATCAATTCAAACAAAAGCTGATGTAATCAATGCTTTTGAAAATCCAAGCTTTAGAACTATATTCAACTCTATTATAGTTGATGTATTACAAAGTATAGTATTAAGAAGTAGACCAGAACAAATCTGGAGATTAGCAAATGTTGATGATGTTGATGTTGGTGATAGCCAAACATATGAAATTGAAACAAAAGGTTTACCTATTGCTCAAAGAACATCTTACACAACAAATGTAACATTCTTAGACAGCTATTCAAGAATGTCAATCACAGTTACTCCAAAGCCATACAGCATTGGAACAACTATGGACTATATTAGAATTTTAGCTAACAATTATGATATGGGTAGAGAATTAGCAAGAGTAGCTTTTGCTTTATTATATGCTCAATTAAGACTAATTGTTGATGAAATTTATTCTGTAACACCAATTACAGGAACACCATTCTATCAAGCTACATGGGATGCAGGAAATTATGTTCAAATGATAGAAGATATTAAAATGTTAAATGGTGGTTCTGATGTTACAGCTTACGGAACAATCCCTGCATTTAATAAAATGGGTGTTCTAGCTACAACTAACTATGGTTTCCAAAGCCAAGATGAAATGATTAGAGAAGGTTTCTTAGGAAGAGCTTATGGTGTTGACAATGTAGTAATTGACCAATTCACAGATTTAAGTCAACCATTTACTAATACAACTGCACCTACATTAAGAGCAATTCCTAATGACAGAATAATCTTATTATCTAGCGTTGCTGACAAACCAGTTAAATTAGTTAGAGAAGATTTTGTTCATGTAAAAGTAAAAGAACCAACAGATGGTTCACAATATAGATACAACTATGAATATTTCATGAGCTTTGATGCAGCTATCGTTACACAAGCTAACTATGGTATTCAATCAGTTGGTGAATAATTATTAAGGGGATAGTTAGCTATCCCTTTAATTTATAGATATTATAGAAAGGGGCTAGAAATATGGCTAAAAGTACAAAAAGTGTTAAAAAAGTAGAAGAAAAAGAATTAACAGGTGTTGTAGATATAAATGCAAACACAAGTGAAAAACCAATTCAAACTGAAAGTGATGAAGTTAAATTACTAAAGGCTCAAATAGAAGAAATGAAAAAGATAATGCAAGCAATGCAATTAAATCAATCTGTAGCACCTTCTCAAAGCATAGTAATTAAAGAAGATGAAAAAGAGGTTATGATTGGTTGTAGAATGTTACAAGGCATAGGTCTATCAACAGCTGATGGTTCAATAGTTATTAGATTAAGTTTTAATGAAGAACAACCTGTAACAATGAGAGAAATGAAATTATTGTTAAGAAGACCAAGTATAAAGAAACTATTAGAAGATGGCATTTGCTATTTCAAAGATGATAGTGATTATGAAATATTTGGCATAAAAGTTCATAAAGATTTATCTGATAATGCTATAATTTCTATGTTAGATACAACAAATATAAATGAAATAATTAGAGAACTAGATAAACTTACAGAAGATAAGAGAAATAGTTCTGTATTAAACTGTATAATATATAGAATGTGTGACATGATAAGAAAGAATAAATTACAATCATTAGACTATTATATTAGAACAGGATTAGAAAAATATTTTGATGTTGAATTTAACAGAGGAATAAACACTTTAAATCAATTAGACAACTTAAAACAATAGAGATATATGTAAGGGAGGTGGAAAAGTGGCAACAAGTTTTGAAGAAATTTATTGTTTAAATGCAGTAATAAAAAATGACCAGCGATTATATAATAAACCTACATATATGATTTATTCATTAAATTGGAAATATTTACAGCTAGCAATAGCTTTATTCCAATATGATTGTAGGAAGAATTTATATGACTTTGTTCCATTTTCTCTTACAAGTTATTCTTTTATAGGTGATGGTGTTAATAATATTTTTAAATTAGACCCAGCACCAGATTATACAATGGATACGAATTTTTATATTACAAAGCAATTAGACTGTGGAAAACCAGTTTTACAGGAAACTAGTTATACATGGGATGACATCAATGATACAATTATATTAGATGATGTCCCAGAAATTGGTTCTACAGTAACTATATATGCTTATGAAGTAGGACAATTTAATGAAGACTTAGACTTTGATGAAAAAAGAATTTTGGCTGAAGCAATGAATATATTCTATTTTGAAGAGTATATGACAAATTCTAAAGTATTAAATTTTGCTACTTATGGTGGTAGTATAAAAATGCACTCACAAGCTGAACAACTAAAAACTGTAACAGCTGCTTATCAAGCATCAAAAAGAGAGGTCGAGGGAGATATAAGTAAATATACTTATAAAACAGCACCATTCGGTCTTGGAGGATTGGGGGCGAGAACAACATGTTATTACCCTCTAATGTGTCACAGAAGACCAACTGTTTGCAAGAAATAAGAAGTATATTATATAATAATAGTTCAAGTGAAGCTGAGCAAGCAAATGATGCTATTAGTGAACTTACTAGTGAAACATTTTTTAATAGTACAGATTATAGAGTAGTATATAAAAATTTTGATTATACAACTGCTTATGATACTTGGATTTATGAAGGTAATGATGAAGATAAAATTGTTGGTTATAAGTATATTCAATCATATCCTTATAATGAAGTAAAATTCAAGATAGGGGATTATGTGCATTGGAATTTTAATCACAAAGAATTATCTACATGGTTAATTACTTCTTTAGATACTCAATATCTTTATAATGTAAAGGGCAGAATGTTACAATGTAATAATTCAATTAGGTGGACAGATAAAGATGGAGAGCTAAATTGTTATCCTTGTGTAATTGAAGATGCTATGACTTATACTAATTTTAAATGGGGAAATTCTGGCGTAGTTCAGAATGGTGGAGATATTGTAGTATTAGTACAGAAAAACCAATATACTTCACAGATTGCTATCAATGATAGGTTTTTATTTAATGAAGTTGGGTTTAGGGTAAAACAATTTTTTAATGAATTAAACCCAAATTATATGGAAATTTATATGATGAAAGCACCAGAGTTATCAAATGATAACTTTGAAGATAATATTGCTATAAATGAACTTCCAAGTCCACCAACTGTAGAAAACCAAGGTATAGTATTGACCCCAGAAGTTAAGAGAATAACATTAGGAGAAACAGTTGAATTTAGTATTTATAATTATATAAACTCAGTAGAACAACCAGACACTTTCACTGTTAGTGTCAAAAATGTTCCAACCTCATATTACAACCTTAATATAATTAGTGGAAATAGATTTAGCATACAAAATATAAAGCAATACAATTCTAATCCATTAACATTAGAATGCGTTGATAATGAAACAGGGAATAAAATAGAAAGAATAATTTGGTTAGGAGGTAGTTGGTAATATGTTTTCACCTTGTGATGAACAGTCTTATAATAAGACAGCATATAATAATTATTTGTTGTCAAGAGACTTGCCTAAACTAATCGTAGATTATTTATTTGATAATTCCCCAGAGTTCTGGAAACTATTAAAATATTCACAAAACCCATTTAGCCAAGCTGATTTAACATCAAAAGAAAAGAAAGCAATGATATGTAAATCTTCATTTAATACAGAAGAATATAATATATTATTCCAAAAGTACACAGTAGATGCTATGATAAAAGCAAAATCACAAGTCAGAATTTATGTAGATGAAATTGTATCATATGGAAGAACTGATGCTTTAGTAAGAATAGTCTTTCAAATCATTGTAAACAATAATGAAATGATATTAGGAGATACTCCATATTCAGAGATAGATAAAAGAGATGTTGCAATAATGCAAACTTTAGTTGATACTTTAAATGGTGTAAAGATAGATAAAACTAAATCTCAAATGTTTATAAATGCTGAAGTTGATAGGTATTCAGGTGCTAAACAAGTTAGTTATAATAGTGATTATTCTGGCTTTCAATTATCAATGGGTGTTTGGATTTAATGAATATAAGTTATGAAAATATAATGAATTTGGCTTTTGACAAGCCTTTAGAGTTTAAAACTCTTTCTTTATATCCTGCAAAATTACCTTACTATTCTATCTTTTCATCCGCTGAGGAATGTTTAGATATTTCACGCTTAAATGAAAGAGATTTAAGGCTTATGAGATTGCCTTATTTGGAATATATATATGAAAAATCATTAGTTGATGAAGGTTTTAAAAATAGATGGAATATGTTAATATGTATATTAAGCATAGTTTTACAAGAACAATCTTTTGACATAATTAGGGAAGATGGAAGATTATATTTGAAGGTTTATCAAAGGTCAAAAGACTATGAATTATTGAATAAAAAATATATAGAATTACAAAATAAAATTCTTTTAGAACATAAGTCTAGTGGAAAAGTAGAGAAAGATGACTTAATAAATATTTCCAAAGAATTAGAAACACTAAAAGAAGCAATGTATAATATTATCAAAATTGGTTCTGAAGATTTTGATGAAATGAGAGAGCTTATAATGTTACAAAATGATATAAAACCACAACATTTTGATGCAGAAACTGAAGACCTTCTTTATAAAATGAAGGCAAAACTAAAAGAAGCTTCTCAAAGTAAAGCTGGTGGAATAAATTTTGAAGATTTGATTGACATAGTTTCTTATTGTACACATTTTACAGTTCAAGAATTAGAACAAATGACAATAAGAAGATTTCACAGATATTTGGATATTGCCCTATCCAAAGATGATTATTATATGTATAAGACATTAGAGTTATCAGGGGCTATAAAATTAAAGAGTGAGCTTCCACATTGGGTAAGACATTATGAGCCAAAAGGCAAATTTGATGATATTCTTATTGATGGTGGTAAGATTACTTCTGAATTAAAAGAAGGAAAAAATTAGAAAAGGAGAGATAAGATATGGCTATAAATAAAGGTTTAGCATTAGTATCAGTTGCCGATGTTTTATTCTTTGACCCAGTAACAGATGTTTATATTGGTGAAGGTCTAGCATTAACAGATAGTACATTAACTCAAGAAGTTCAAAGTATTGAACATAGAGGTGGCTATCTAAATGCTTTATTATTCGATATTAAACATAGTAAGACTGTAACAGTAGAATTAACAAGTGCAACTTTTAAAATGGAATATCTAGCATTCCAAACAGGAACACAAATTGCAAATGGTTTATCATCAGTATATGAATTTGGAGATTGTATTTCTTTCACAAATGGTGTTGGTACAACAGAAAAAGAGCCAGTAGGAACTGTTTATGTAAGAATGCCAAATGGTAATGTTCAAGGTTTCACACCAACAGGAAATAGTGTTGATATAGGAATGGGTACTTTTTCTGGAGAGTTACAAGCAGTATATAAATATAATCATGAAAATGTAACACAACTTACTATAGATACACAATCTCAACCATTAGTAGTTAAAGCTGTTATGAGAGTACATGCTTTAAATCAAGATGGTAGAGAAGGATACCTTGAGTTAACAATACCTAGATTAAAATTCAATGGTAATATTACATTAACTTTAACAGCTGATGCGGTATCAACATTTGGAATTGGTGGAACAGCACAAGAAGTTACAGATAACTGTGGTGAAAGTTATTATGTTGATGTAAAATATATTTCTTTAGATGACACAGAAAATATTCCTGTTCAAGCTATTGTAGCTTCACCTAATACTTATAAATTTTCATTAGCAGGAACACATACAGCTACAGCTAATATTATAGGTGTAAGAAATTTACCATATTCAAATGTAACACTAGCAAATGCAGATGTAACATTTAATAGTGCTGATAATGGAAAAGTAAGTGTAACTGAAGATGGTTTAATTACAGGGGTTGCTGAAACAAACGGGTCACCTGTAGCAATTACAGTAACTTATCAAGGGTTACAAGATACAATCAATGTAACAGTTGGTGCTTAAAAGTGTGTAAAGAATATCCTTTGTGTAAATATGCTTACTATGAAAAACAACCCAATAAATTAGTTGTATTAAAGTGTAGTAAAAATAATGGACTTTGTGCATATTCACGATATTGTTCTAGGCTTTTAAAAATTATCCATACAAGTGCTTACAAGAATTGTGCAATTAAAAATAAATAGTGAATAGCAAAGATTAGTTACTACTGGTCTTTGCTATTTTTTTTAGATTGACACAAAGGGGTGAAAGAAGTGAATATAGAGACAATAGCTGCATTAGCAACAATGATAGGAGATGGTATATTTATATTATTGATTGCTTTTTTGTATCTTTATGATAGAAGAAAGAGACAAAAAGAATATGAAAATGAAAGAGCCGCAAGAGATAAAGAATATCAAGATGTACAGAAAGCGAGAGAAGAAGAATATAAACATCTTAATGAGAACTATAATAATATGATACAGGATATAATTCAGGGAATAACTTGTCATCATTTAACCCCAGAAGAAAGTAAGAATATTGCACAGGTAGAAAAGCAAATAAATGACATAATCAGACAAATTCTTAAAGAAGCTAATGCTTCTAGGGTAAGTATAGTAAAGTATCATAATGGAAATAAAGATATGACAGGTGTTTCCTTTTTAAAAATGAGTATGACGAACGAGGCTGTTAATATGGGAGTAGCACCGTTAATGCCAGATTTTCAAAACCAATTTCGCTCTCTATTGGCGTATTGGTGTCATGAAGTAGATACACAAGGTTTTTGTGTTATAGCAGATAGAGAAGAGTTAATAGATGTAGATATTACAATGTATGAGTACTTGAAAGCACGCAATATAGAAGCAAAATATGGAAGAGCTTTAAGAAATACAAATAGAGATGTAGTTGGTTTTATATGTGTGGAGTATTTAAACAAGGATGATTTTGATTTAGAAGCAGTGAATAAATCTTTGAAGGATAATTATCAAAGGATAGAAACACTCATAGGTTTAAACGGAGGTGTTAAAAATGAATTGCAATAGTAATACAGTACCTCTAATAGATAGCAACAATAATGTTTCTTGTGATAATGGTTGTACTCCAAAAAACATAAATGTAATATGTAGAAATATTATTATACCACAAGGGCAAGAAGTTTTAGGTGTCCAAAATGATAACAATTCTACATATAGAATTTTTGTTTTGCCCAAAGTTAATGAAGAAGGAACAGACCTATCAGACAAAACATTTTCAATAATAACTAAAAATGCCAACAAAGATGTAAATAAACTTACAGTTAGTAGTGATGATGTAACTATTACAGATAATTTTATAGAAATAAAGTGGGTTCCTACAGATATAGATTTAGCTTTAAGTGGAAATTTATATTTATCAATAGAAGCGAGTTCAGAAGATTATAGATGGGAAACTTTTACAGCTCGTTTTCAAATAATGCCTACTTTGTTAGATACCACTTATGAAATAGAGAAATACTTAAACCTGCAAGAAAAGTCCGTTATACCAGCCTCTTATGAGCAAGTAGTTTTGCCCGACTATGGTTATAACGGGCTTTCGCAAGTAAATGTGGCTGGTACTGAAGAGGTGGCTTTAACAATAGATGATGTTTTAAATGCTATTTCAGTAAGCAATGGAATTATTGATTATAGGGCAGAAAATTCCTTAACTTTAAGTGGAGAAGACCTACAAACAGAAGGTCTAACAAACCAAGAGATAGAAAATATATTAGGGGGTAGTACAAGATGGCAACGAAGAAATATTTAGATAACAATGGTCTTTTGTATTTTTGGCAGAAGATTAAGGACTTCCTACAACAAACATATCAACAAAGGGAATTAAAGACAGGAAGTTCAACAGAATATAAAGTATTAAGTGATAACAACTTAACTGATGCGTTAGTTGAAAAAATTAACAATGCAGGAGATAGTAGTTTTTCTGGAAATTATGATGATTTAACTAATAAGCCTTTAATTAACAATGTGGCGTTATCAGGTGGAAATAATTCATTAACAACATTAGGTATTCAACCAGCTGGTAATTATGCTACAGTAACACAGTTAAACAATAAGGTGGATAAGCAAGATGGATATGGTTTATCACAAAATGATTTTACAGATACTTTATTGAGTAAATTAAATGGTATTGCAGCAGGGGCTGAAGTAAATGTTATCAATAAAATCAATGTAAATGGGTCAGCCGCTCAAGTTAGCAACAAGACAGTTAATCTTACAATACCAGAAAATACAAGTGATTTAACTAATGATAGTAACTTTGTAAGTCAAAGTGATATGAGTTCAGCAATTCAAAGTGCAGTAGCTGATAAAGTAACTAATACTCAAATGACTTCAGCAATTCAAACTGCAACAAAAGATATGGCAACTCAAACATGGGTTAGTAGCCAAATTGCGAACTTAAATAAAAAACAAATAGTAACTAGTACAGCCGAAATGACAGACCCAAATACTATTTACTTAATAGCTAATTCTGGTTCTGGAAACAACTCATATGATGAGTATATATTAGTTAATACTGGAACAGCAGAAGACCCAGTATATAAACCAGAAAAGATAGGTACAACAGATGTAGATTTAACAAACTATGTTCAAAATAGTGATTTAATAGCAATTACAAACCAAGAAATAGATGCAATTATGGGAAGTTAATTATAGAATAGAGAGTGATGAAAATGAATTATTTAGATAACAACGGACTTCGTTATTTTTGGCAAAAACTTAAAGCTTTATTTAATAATAAGTTAGATAAAAGTCAAGGAAGTTCAAATGGTAATAAACAATTAACAACTGACGGTTCTGGCGATATTATTGCTGAAAATAAGCCACAAATAAATGGAGTTACATTAACAGGGAATAAGACTTCCGCCGAACTAAATATTCAGCAAACCTATACAGCAAGTGATATAGATTTTAGTGATGGGCAATCATTGCAAGATAAATATAATAATGGTAGCCTGGGTGGAGAAGTTGTAATAAAAAGTAATAAAAAAAATCTTAACCTTATGGTTCAACCTAATATGATATATGAGTTAGGATTAAATTACAAAATAGGAAACAATTCTTTGTCAATATATTATTGTGGCTCAAAACTAAGAAATGGTATAGATTATAATGAATATCAAGACAATCCAGAAAGTGATATTAGTTCTTCTATACAATTTACAGAAATTGTTGGAGATATGGATATGTCAGATGTGTCTGGTTTTGATACTGATTTTGTAGAATATCTTGAAATAATAGTGGTAGGTGATTATGGCGATGTCGATAGCAATTAAGAATATATTACAAGCATTAAAGAATTTATCTAGTAGAATAGATGAAATTCCAAACCCTTATCCAGTTGGGGCTATTTATATTAGTGCTAACTCTACTAATCCATCCACATTCCTTGGAGGAACATGGGAAGCCTTTGCAAAAGGCAGAACTTTAGTAGGTGTAGATAATAGTGAACCACTGCTTGACCGTCCTTTGCAGGAAGGTGGAAGCAAAACGCATAGGCATAATTTTAAAATAGGTTTAGGCTGGTACTATGGTGCTCCGATTGGCGAAAATGCAGAAGATAGCAATGCGGGTGCTTATAAATATAGTAGTGATACATATGGTAAATGGGCAAAATCAAGTGGTGCAAATACAACAGCTAGACTAAATGCAGGCATTAAAAAATCGAATACAACTATTTCAGCTTCAGTGTCAACTTCTGATGGAGATACTGATACCGCAAGTAGTATGCAACCATATGTAACTGTATATATGTGGAGAAGAACAGAATAATAGAATATGGAGATGATAATATGGAAGGATTAGCAATAGCTGTAATAGTAATAGTCGTAATAGCTGTTATAGCATTTTTAGGGTTTAAATTATATAGTAATATTAAGTTAAAAGGATTAAGACAAACAGCAATAGATTTAATTGTAAAAGCTGAAGAAGCTTTTGAAAAGGGAATGAATGATGAAAAGTTCAATTCTGTTTTAGAAGGAATATTAGCAGTTATTCCTAGTTATTTAAAATTCTTCATAAACGAAGATACAATAAAAAGTTTTATACAAAATGTATTTGATAGTATAAAAGCAGCTTTAGATGTTCAGGCTAAATTACCTGAAAATACAGAAAACAGTAATGAATAGGAGTGATTTTATGGAAGATAAAATAGTATTAAATGAAGAAGAGCAATTTGAAATGACAACAGAAATGGAAGAAGAATTTACTAACGGAAAGGGTGAAGTAAATGAGTAATTCAAGTTTAATAACAGCAACATATAAAGCACATAGCAATAACTATTCAGTAGGAAGAAGCGGAAGAAAGATAGAAAAAGTTACAATACATCACATGGCAGGAGTTTTAACAGCAAAACAATGTGGCTCAATATTCCAAAATGGAAGCAGAAGTGCTTCAAGTAATTATGGAATAGGTAAAAATGGTGAAATAGCATTATTTGTTGATGAGGCAAATACTTCTTATGCAGATGCAAACTGGGACAGTAACTGTAAGTCAGTAACAATAGAATGTTCTAACAACAAAACTGGTGGTGACTGGACAGTAAGTGATACAGTTTTAAATTCGTTAATCAATTTAATAGCAGATATATTTAAAAGAAATGGAATAAAAAAAGCTATAAAAGGTGAAACAATTACTTGGCATAGTATGTATTCAGCAACTGCATGTCCAGGTAACTATTTAAGAAGTAAAATGGATTATATAGTAGAAGAGGTAAATAAAAAACTAGGAAATTCTACAAGCAATAGTACATCAACTGATAAAAAAGAAGAAACAAAACATAAAATTGATGTAGATGGTTTATGGGGTACAGATACAACTAAAAAGGCACAAGAAGTATTTAAAACAACAGTTGATGGAAAAGTAACTGACCAAAGAAAGGAATATGAAGCTAAAAACCCAGGTCTAATTTCTTTTGAATGGTTAAGTAAACCAAGTAGTTATGGTTCAGAGTTAATAAGAGCAATACAAAAGAAAGTTGGGGCTAATGTTGATGGTTGGATAGGTACAGAAACAATTAAGAAAATGCAAAAATGGTTAGGTACTATACAAGATGGTTATGTATCAAGTCCATCACCTATGGTTAAAGCTTTCCAAAAATGGTTAAATAAACAATAAGATATAATAAAGACGAGAAACGAGGTGTTAAAATAGTGAAAAATTATGTATGTAGAACAGTAACAGAACTACCAGGATATATGCAGGCACAAGTTAGAGTTCAAGATAATACAACAATACATGCAGGGGAAATATATGTTGCAGATACTTTGGATAATGGTTTACATTATGGAAACTTTACATATTATATCCCAGAGATTATTTCTGATGTAGAAACACAAGACCCAGTAATTGTATTAGATGGTTCTTTTGAAGTATTAGAAGATGGAAGAAGACCTAAAGGTCAACCAGATTATACACAATACATATATCAACCAGATGAAATTCTTACTGCAATTAGGATAGATACAAATATAAAACTAGAGCTAGGTTTAGATTGTATTTCTAACCCAGAAGAAGTTGTAGCTGGAGGATATTTAATCCCTGTAAATTCAAGTACAGAGTTAGAATTTGTGACTTCTTTAACTGACCAATCTGTAAAAGTATATTTTGTTGTTGAAGCAGTAAAATATTTTAGATTAGGTGGACAATTTGGTTCAGATTTTACTACTACAGCAGTAGTGAGAGCAAAGAAAACTGATATTGTAGGAGACCCTGCTATTACTTCTGTAACAGCAACAGTAGAAGAAGGATTACAAGTTGGAAATGAAAATGTAGCAAGCGGTGCTACAGTAGCAACATTAGCTACAGTAGGTGGAACAGAACCATATACATATGCTTTGAATGAAGATAGCGTAAATGGTGCTGATAATGCAAGTTTTGTTATAAGCAATAATCTTATTCAGGTAGGAACAAATGCTTTAACAGAAGCTAAAAACTATTTAGTTTCATTTAAGGTAACTGATAATGTAGGTAAAGAAAAGACAGGTAATGCGATAATCCCAGTTGAAGCTGCACCTGCACCTGAAATTACAAATGTTTTAGTAGTACCTAATGGAACAGTAACAGTTCCAGCTAGTGTAGGAACAATAGTGGCAGGAGTAACTGTAACAGGTGGAACAGAACCTTATGTCTATAGTTTACCAGCAGGAACTCAAGATAATGATTTAATGACAATGGACGATAATGAAGTTAAAGTAGGACAACAACTAACTGAATTAAGAAATTATAATATAAGAGTTAATGTAACAGACGCAAATCAAAAGACTGGATTTGGTACAGCAACTATTCATACTGATAGTGCTGCTATTACTGACATTACAGCAGATATAACTTCTGATTTGCAAGAAGGTAATGCAAATGTAGCAAGTGGTGCAACTATAGCAACATTAACAGCTGTTGGAGGAAATGCACCATATACTTATAGCTTAAGTGAAACTGGTTCTAATGCAGACAATGGAAGCTTTACAATAGATGGGAATTTATTAAAAGTTGGAAGTACTGCATTAACAATGAAAACTTATAATGTAGCTGTTGAAGCAACAGATACTTATGGTAAAACTTTCGACAAAGATTTAAGTATAGTAGTAGGCACATTACCTATTACAGCTTTAAATGTTCAAGTTGTTGAAGGGCTACAAGAAGGAAATGAGAATGTAGCTACTGGTGCAACTGTAGCTAGTATGTCTACAACAGGAGGTGTAGCACCATATACATATAGCTTTAATGAAGACCCAACTAATGGGGCTAACAATAGTTCATTTGTTATTAGTGATGCAAGCTTAAATGTTGGTGACACAGCTCTAACAACAGGTAACTATTTAGTATCATTGAAGGTAACTGATAAGAATGGTACTACATCAACAGCTAATAGTACAATAGCTGTAGCAGAAGCTAGTACATAGAAATAAAATAATTATAGAAACTACAACGACAGGTTGTTTATAAACGGTTTAAAACCATACTTTAAGAAAGAGTAGTTTTTACTATTCTTTCTTATTTTTTTACTAAAAATAATAGAAAAGGTGATATTATGGAAAAAGTAGATATTAAATTATCAAAAAGTAAAAAAAATACAGTTAAAATAGGGGATGTAGATATAAAAGTAGACAAGTATATACCATTAAAAAAATATGAAATTATACTTGAAGATATTAAAACTAATGTATTCTATGATAGTGAAGTCCAAAATAAGGCACATATGACAGACCTAAGATTTGTCAGGGATGTAGTAGAACTTTGTACTAATATCAATATTGACAATTTAAAGGGTGAAGATTTTATGTGTCCTGAGTTATGTGAAGCTTTAGCAGAAGGGATAGAAAACTATTATGATATAAGAGATTATATAAGCAAAGAGTATGATAGATTTGTTATGGAAAATTGTTTTGGCATATTAGCAAATAAACTACCAACCACAACCGATATGGAAGCCAGTATGGATAGATTAAGTGAGACTATAAACAATTTGCCAAGTGATAAGCTAGAATTGATAGCTAAAGGAATTGTATGGAATAATATGCCTGCTTTGGGTAATGTGGCAGCACCAGCTGGACATCAACCATTATTAGCGGAGGCTTAATATGGCAATTAGAACAGATGATGATTTAGAAAAAGTATTTACTCCTATAATAAATAAAGTAGTAGAAAATATGGCAAAAAGGATAGATAAATTATTAACTCAACATATAAATACGGATACATATGGAATAAATAAAAATGTTACTGGTACTCCATCAATCAACCTTTATTATTTAGGTGGAGATGGAACTGCTAATAGTGGTACACCTAGTTATGAATTTAGAGATTTTGCATGGAGTATGAAAGTAAGTCAGGGTGTTTTTTCATTGTTCTTTGATAGTGGAAGAATGTCTCCACCAAGTCAATCTAAACCTTTTTTACATGGTAATATTTATGCAGGTGAAGATAGGAGGGCACAGTTAGCTGAGATTTTAAATGTATCGGGAGAAGCCCCTCACGGAGATTTTGATAGTGGAAAAAAGAGACAACCTTTTTGGGACAACTTTTTAGATGATTTAAACTTAAAAATTGGTGGTTGGTTATATACAGAATTTAATAATCAAGGATTAAAAATTCCAGCCTTAAGAATATTTAAAGGTGGAATGTAATTATAGACTTCCTTAATATTAACAATAGAAAGGAAGGTGGAAACAAACATGGCAAGTAAGTTTGAAATTTTACTTCAAGCCAGACTAGATAAGACTAATTCTGATGCACAGATAAGACAGGACATAAAGTCTTTAGAGAAAAAACTATCTTTAAATTTAGATTTAAAGGCTGATAGTAAATCTGCTACACAGATAAAAAATGCAATATCTGGAGTTGGAAATGCGGCTAAAGACGCAAAAGAACATACTCAAAGTTTGGGAGATATTATAAGCAAATTTAGTAGCTGGCAAATAATTGGTGATATAATTCATGGCGTTAAAGATGCTATGGTGGACATGGTAGACCAAGTATTTGAGTTAGATAGTTCTCTCACAGAACTTGATAAGGTCACAGATTTAACTTCAGCAGGGTTACAATCTTTGTCAGACGATGCCTTTGAAGTAGGACAGCAAATTGGTGCAACAGGTAAAGATGTAATTGATGCTACTACTATATTTGCTCAGGCTGGATATGAAGCACAAGATGCTTTAGACTTGGCTGAACAGGCTATTATGTTAAAAAATGTTTCTGAAGCTGGGGCTAGTGCGGAAGAGAGTGCTAGTACATTGATAGCTGCTATGAAGGCGTTTGGATTAGAAGCAGAGGATAGCAGTCATATAGTTGATGCCCTTAATGAAGTATCAAATAAATACGCAGTAAGCGTTAATGACTTATCTACCGCAATTAGTAAGTCATCTGCGTCTATGGCGGCAGGTAATAATACATTAGAAGAAACTTTTGGTTTAGTAACAGCAGGTACAGAAATTTTACAAGAACCTGGTAGAGTTGCTAATGGTTTATCAACAATTACTGCCAGATTAACAGCAGATAATGATGCCTATATCAAGTCGATTACTGGTGGTCAAGGTGTTATAGATGAACAAACAGGACAGCTTCGTTCTACTTATGATATTTTACAGGATTTATCAGAAGCATGGGGAACATTATCTTCTGTGGAAAAACAAGAACTAGCTGAAACAGTAGCTGGTAAAACACAAAGGTCATTATTTACAGCAATTATGACTAACTTTGAGAGTGCAGTTGGTGCAACAGAGACAGCATTAAACTCAGAGGGAAGTGCAGCCGAAGAAAATGCCAAAAGAATGGATAGTTTGCAAGGAAGAGTTACTGCACTACAATCTGCATGGCAACAATTTGCTACTAATACTATAAATAGTGATTTTATAAAAAATATATTAAGTACTGTAACTGCAATAATTAGTTTAGCTGATAAATTAGGTGGTTTAGTTCCAATATTAACTAGTATTGTATCTGTGATTATGATTATAAAATCTATGTCTATTGCTCAAGGAGTAGCAAATTTAAGCAAAACATTTAGTAATTTTACCAAACGAATTTCTGAATTTGGTGGCGGAATAAAAGGATTTTCTATGGCTTTGACAGGCGTAAAAAGTGGTTCAGAAGCCGCTCAAGCAGCTACTACAGGATTAGCAGGTGCAATGGGAACATTGTCAATAGCTATTGGTGCAGTTACTGCTATTATATCTATAGGAATGATGGCATGGAACGCATATCAGCAATCTATAGATGATGCGAGGGATGCCGCAGTTGAAGCTTCACAGGCTTCAAAAGAAGTTATAACTGAAAAAGAAGAAGAAATTAGTAAAATAGAAGATGAGATAGACACATTAGAGCAAGAAAAAGATAAATATATAGAAAATTCAAAAGCGAAAAATGACGATGAGGCTCATTCAAATTTTATAAAAAATAAAGATGAAGAAATAAAGAAGAGAAAACAAAATATAGATACTATAGAACAAGAGATAGCAAAAGAAAATGAACAAAGATTAGGTTCTCTTAATGGTGCAAAAAAGAATGATGCGGACTGGTCTGGTATAGGCTGGGGAAACTCATGGTCAGATTGGGGTATGAATGTACTTGAAAAGGCAGATTATGCCCAAGAAATAAATAATGTCAATTTAGCTCTCGAAACAGCTCAAGGTTCTACTGGTGAATATGCAAGAAAGATTGAAGAGTTACAGGGAGAATATCAAAGACTAAAAACAGAACAAGAGAAAGCGGGAGAAAGTACAAAAGTAGTAGATGCTATTTTAGCAGACTTAAATGTTGAGTTAGAAAGAAACTCTGAAAAACTAGAAGAAGATAGAGAACTTGCAGAAGAATATTATGATATACTAAGAGATGGTACTGACATAGGTCAAGAAAATTTAGATTGGTTAAAAAGTTACTACGACTTAACTGATGAACAAATTGAACAGATTAAAAATGGTACAGATGTTTTAGCTACACAAGAAGAACAAGTAGATGCTTATACTGAAGCCATAAATGAGGCAGCGGAAGCTGAAAGTAATTATGATGCTGTAGTAGATAGTAATATACAAAAACTTGTTGATTATGGTGACCAGTTGTCTATTTTGACAAGTGCACAAGACATGCTAACAGAGAGTGGTCATTTAACAGCTGAAATGTATAAACAATTAGCAGATAACAATTTAATTCAGTATTTAGATATTGTTAATGGAAAGTTACAAGTGAATAAAGATGCTTTTGACTTGTCTAGTCAGGCTGCTATTGATAATGCTGAACAGGCTGTAAAGGATAAACTTGCACAACAATTATTGCAAATAGCATTGGCTGACCAAAATGGTACATTGCAGGAAACAGCCGACAAGTTAGGATTAGTATCTACTAAAAGCAATGGGGTAGATACTACTAATGCAGTTAATCAGATATTAAAAATAGGGGCAGCAGCAGATACTTCAAAATGGAAACTTGGAGACCTTTTTGCTACAATGGAAAATGGAGAAATGGTCAATTCTGATTATACTCCAAGTAGTCAAGCTCAAGATTTAATGAACCAAGCTATAAGTAATGCACAAAAAGAAATTGCTGCTATAAATTCTATCAGTTTGGATAGCTTTAAAAGTAGTGGTGGTTCTGGCTCTTCAGGAAGTGGGTCTAAAGGTTCTCGTGGTTCATCATCAAGCAAGTCTTCAGCTGATACTTACAAAGCAGAGATAAATACTTTATATAAATATGAAAATGCTTTAGATAATGCAAAAGATGCGGTAGACAGACTAAATGACGCCTTAGATAACACAGACAATTTTGAAGAGCAAGAAAAAATATTAAAACAACTAATAGGTGCAACAAATGATGAAATAGACGCAACAGAGGATTTAAAAGATGCTCAAGTAGACCAAATAAATGATTATATAAGACAGTTAAAGAAATATGGTTTCCAAATCAATTATAATTCTAAAACCAATGAATTATATATCAAAAATATGGATAGACTTGGAAAATATACAGGTGATACAGCAAAGAAACTAGAAGAAATGATAGAAGAAATTCAGGACTTAAATGATGATAATAGAGACCTAGATAGTTCTATCAGAGACTTAACAGGAGATATACAAGACTTCAATGAACAACTAGACGAATTACCTACAGAAAAACTTGAAAAATTCCATGATTTACTTGAAGAATTTCAACAAAGTAGACTAGACCAGATACAAAATGAAATAGATGATATACAACATGATATGGATAATGACCCGAGATTACAAGCTTTAGAAGAACAAATTGAAGCATTAGAGAAACAAAATGATGAATTAGACAACCAAAAAGACTTAGAGGAAAAACTTCTTGCAGTAGAAGAGGCAAAAATAAAATTACAAAATGCTCAGAATGAAAAGAATATCCAAGTGTATAGAGAAGGTCAGGGATGGGTAAAATAGATGCCCAATAATATAGTAATATATTGTATAATAAGTAACTATATCGGTTAAAGGCTAGAGATAGTTAAGACCGAGGTAAGATTAACATAGGTGATAAGATAATGAAAAGTAAAAAGGAAGACTAAGATTTGACTTTTATCTTCCTACATATAATTTATTGATAGAATATCAAGGAAAACAACATTATGAACCTATATATGGTATGGGTGGTACTACAAAATATATTAAGCAAATATACAACGACAATATCAAAAGAAATTATTGTATAAATAATAAAATATTTTTATTAGAAATATCTTATAGAGAATTTGAAAACATTGAGATAATAATAGAAACTATGTTAAAAACCGTAGAGACTACAGGAAGTTAGTAGTAATACTAATTTTGAAGTTACTCCCCTTTTTTTAAAGGGTGAATATATAGTCCGAACTCACACTATAATCTAGTAAAAGAAATGTGAGAATTAGCCAGAAATGACTAATCGCCATATAATATGGTCAGTATCAATAATAAATATTGAGAAAGTAACAGAATGATGGGAAGCTGACCCAGATGCTATTGCAGATGCTCAAGAAGAATTGGAACAAGCACAAGAGGACTTAAACGATAAATTAAAAGATGACCAATTGCAAGCTTTAGAAGATGAAAAAGAAGCTATAGAAAAAAGTTATCAAGATAGGATAGATGCTTTAGAGAAGTTTTTGGACGAACAAGAATATTTAATAGATAAAGCAAATAGAGAAGGAATACAATCATTTGATGAGCTTAGAGAGGCATTAGAAAAATATGGATTAGATAGTAAAGAATATTTAGGACAAGCTACAGAATGGTTAAATAATTATAATAAAGAGCTAGATAAATTAAGGGAAAATCTTGATGACTTAGGAGTTAGTGGTGGTTTACAAGATGGGCTAATATATAGTTCAGCTATGCAAGATAGAATAGATGCGGCATTAAGTAATAAACCTGAAGTAGATACTTCTTTACTAACTTCAAGAGCAATAAATGCTAATACTGTTGGTGCAACACAAAACAGTACAATTTATATAAATTCTATTGAATTACCAAATGTACAAAATGCAAATGATTTCGTAGAAGCATTAAAGGATTTACCTAGATTAGCTAGTTCACAATCAACATTAAGAACATAGAAAGGAGAGAGATGAAATGACTGACAATAGAGAAGCTTTAGACAATATTTTGAAGGCTATAAACAATATTGTTGAACCTACTGTGAAAAAACTAAAGTACGACAAGACATTCAGAGGTAAAGTTATGAGTGTTTTAGAAAATGGTAGATATGAGATACAGGTCAATGGTGCAAGTTATACTTTGCCTTATAGTGGGACATTAGAAGTCAATGATGTAGTAAGAGTAAGAGTACCATTAAATAATTTTTCAGATGCTTATATCGAACCAACTGGTTCTTCTGGTGGGTCAAGTGGTGGAACAACTGATTATGATGAGTTGATAAACAGACCTTATTTAAACACCAATAATTCTTCATCTCTTACTGTAAATAGTTCAGAGTTACTTCAAAACACAATATCTTTACATAGAGTATCAAAAACAGGAAGATATAGTGACTTGATAGGTACTCCTTCATTAGATTTTATTCCTAATTCTCAATTAGGAGTGGCGGGGGGAGTAGCTACGCTAGATACTAATGGAGTTTTAGATGGTGGACAATTACCATCTGGTGTTGTTATAGATGCTAGCTATGTACATACAGATAACAACTTTACTACCACTCTATTAAATAAATTAAATGGAATAGAAAATAACGCTGAAGTTAATGTAATAGAAAGTGTGGCTGTGAATAATAGCACACTTCCTATTTCAAATAAAAGAGTTAATATAACAGTTCCTACACAATTAAGTGATTTAGAGAATGACTTATCTTTTGCTACACAGAATTATGTAAATACATCAGTTCAAGGGGTAGAAAATCAAATACCAACGCACACAAGTCAGCTACAGAATAACGGAGATGGAACAAGTCCATTTTTGACTAGTATACCTGTTGCAAGTACTACAGCTTTAGGTGGAATAAAGGTAGGGGACAATCTTAGTATAGAGGCTGATGGTACTTTAAATGCTGTAGGTGGCGGCTCAGGAGGCACAAGTAATTATAATGATTTGACCAATAAACCTATTTTAAGTACAAATAGTAGTTCTTCATTGCCAGAAAATGGTGCTGAAACTATTATGGGAACAATTTTACTACATAAAATTTCTAAAACAGGTAGTTATTCAGACCTTAATGATATACCTTCAGGAATTGTTATAGATGATAATTATGTACACACAGATAATAATTTCACAGATACACTTTTAACCAAATTAAATGGAATTGAGAATGGGGCACAAGTAAATATAATAGATAGTATAACGGTAAATGGAACTCAAGCACCTATCAATAATAAAACTGTTGCTTTAAATGTGCCTACAAAAACAAGTGATTTAACTAATGATGGTAGTACAGGAACTCCATTTATTAGTGAACTTCCTGTTGCTAGTAAGACTACATTGGGTGCTATTAAAGTAGGAAATAATTTAACTATTGCGGCTGATGGTACCCTAAGTGCTTCAAGTGGTGGTGGTTCTACAGAAGTAGTGGGTGATACATTACCTATTGGTTCTATAGTAGAATGGATGATAGATGAGGTTCCTGAAAATTGGTTAGAATGTACAGGGCAAGCTGTTAGTAGAGAAGAATATCCAGCCTTATTTGACATAATAGGGACTAGATATGGAAATGGTGATGGAACAACTACATTTAATTTACCTAATATGCAATCAAGAACAACTATGGGTTATAATGCTAATGATGATAATTTTAATTCAGTAGGTGGAACTGGAGGAAGTGCAAGTCAGACTTTCGTACATACACATACTATTAACGAGCATACACATACTACTGCTAGTCATACATTAACAGTAAGTGAAATTCCTTCACATACACATACTTTTACAGGAACCGCACATACTCATACTCTTGGTAATCACTATCATAGTCTAACTGTTAGAACCGATATGGCTAGTTTATCAGGTACATTTGTTACTAGAGGTATGGACACAGGAGATGATAACCCAATATTAAGTGCTACTGGTGCCTTTTCAGTAAGTAGAGCAACATGGTCTGGTAATCACGATAGTTTCGCTAAGGTTAGTCAATCTAATCCAATGAGAAATACAGTAACTTTATCAGATAGCCACTTACATATTGTTGAAGGTGTTACTGACCCAGTAACGGGAAATACAGGTAGTGCAACTGCTACAGGAACTAATAGTTCTACTGGTGGTGGAAAAGGACACTCACATGGTGATACAGGTGCGACTGCTCTAACTACGAACGCTAATAGTAGTAGTGATACAATAGATATTTTGCCACCATATATAATAGTTAAATATATTATAAAAGCAAAACAAACAGCCCCAATTGAAGGATTGGTTGTGGACAATTTAACTTCTACTTCTACTTCAGATGCTTTATCAGCAAATCAAGGAAGAATATTAAATGAGACAAAAATAGGAACTGAAAATATAGTGGCAGGAGAGAATATATCTGTTAATGTTTCAGGAAACAATGTAACTATCAATTCTTTAGGTGGTGGAACAGATAGTCTTCCTGTAGGTGTAAGTATGGAATGGTATACTAATACTCCACCTACTAATTGGTTATTATGCGATGGTTCCTTTGTTCAAATAAGTGATTATCCAGAACTTTTTGAAGTGTTAGGAACAACTTTTGGTGGCAACGGGACTACAGACTTTGCACTTCCTAATAGAAAAGGAAGAGTGGGTATAGGTTATGATAGTAATGATACAGATTTTGCAAGAATAGGTCGAGTAGGCGGAAGTAAAGAGCATACACTAACAGTAAGTGAGTTAGCAACACATACTCATATTCAAAATGCTCATACACATACACAAAGTGCTCACACTCATACCTTAAACAGTCATACTCATAGTTTTAGTGCTACAACTTCAAATACAGGTGCTCATACACATACAGGTAGATATTTAGGAATGAATGCATCTTCAGGTGGTGTGGGCTCTTATTTATTAAGAAGAATATCAGATGATGATAGTTATGCAGGAACCTCTCAAATAACCAATTCAGCAGGAAAACATACTCATACTGTATCAGGAACAACAGGTGGTGCTTCTGGAAATACAAGTAGTACAACAGCTACAAATAATTCAACAACAGCAACAAACCAAAATACAGGAGATAGTGAACCTTTTAGCATACTAAATCCTTATTTTGTAGTTAATTATATAATAAAAGCTAAATAAAGAAAGGAGAAATAAGAATGGAAGATAATCAATTAACTCAACCCATATTAAATCCAATTAGTGCATTTGATGCTACTCAACAGTATACTTTTACATTTGTGGTAATTGGTGGAAATCAGGTTGTAGCTAATATGCTAACTATTAACGACAACTCTGATGGGTCACAAGTATATCAGGCAACTCAAAGTACAATGAGATTAGAACATGTTTTGCCAGCTAATACACTAGAGAATGGGCATTATTATAGTGTGACAGTTCAAACAATAGATAATGCAGAACAATTAAGTGAAGCTAGTGTGGCTGTTCCATTTTATTGTTACAGCACTCCTTCTTTAACTATAAGTAACATGCCTTCATCTGGTACTATAAACAATAATAGCTATACCTTTCAAGGTGCTTATAGTCAAAGTGAAGGTGAAGCCTTAAATAGCTATCAGTTTACTTTATATAATAATAACAGAGAAGTAATAAGCCAAACTTCTCTAATATATTATAGTAGCGATAGTAGTTTACAATATACATTTACAGGTATGAGCAGTAATACATCATATTTTATTGAGCTTTCAGGTCAAACCGTAAATGGAACTCAAATTACTTCGGGTGTTTTATCTTTTAATGTAAATTATTCTTCTTCAGCATCATTCGCAATTTGTGACTTAGTTAATGATTGCGAAAATGGATATATACAAATATCTTCAAATGTGGTGGCTATCCAGGGTAATTCAAATCCTGAACCACCTATTTATATAGATGACAAAGAAGTAGATTTAAGAGAAGATGGAAGCTATGTAAATTGGGATAGTGGTTTTAATATACAAAATGACTTTACTATGAGAGTATGGGGTAGAGATTTTAATCCTTATGAAGATATAATAAACATGTCAAATAATCAAGATAGTGATGAAGACCCAAATAGGATAAATATGAAGTGGATGTTAGGGAACATAGACAAGGAATTACCTGAATATAATAGTTTTAGTAATAATTTTGTAAACCTTACAGACAGTATTGAAGAAGATATAGAAGATTTTATGATATGTGGAAATAGTGTGCAAGAAAGTAGAGAAGGGAATAACCTTTATAACATAGCTGATGTGAATAATCAGTCATCTCTTGCTACTGTAGACAGTAACAACTGGGTCACTATAAATAAAACAGAACCTGCAAGTACAGTCGGTTATAGTAATTTCTTTATCAAATCTTCTACAGAAATACAAACAAGTTCCACATATTATCTTGTTTTAGAAATAAAAGAGTTGTCAGGAAATGGGACATTAGTATTATCGCAAGATTTAACGACCAGTCCATCTCAAATCGAGACAAATATTTCAAGAAGTTTTTCTGATTTATCTGTGGGAAAGCGTAAGTATACTGTAACTACAGCAGGTAGCTTTGAGGATGCAGATGAGTTAATAAGAACTTTTGTTGCTTATGATATAGGGGAAACAGGTAAAATTGTTTTTAGAGTTTCATTGTTAGAAGAAGACCCAGATTTAGATACTTTCGTTTATGAAAGATATGGTGTCTCTCCAAGCACCCATTATCCAAGTGATATATATTCATTAGGAGATATAAAAAATTTAATAAATGTAGAAAACTTCAATATTACATATTCTCAACAATATTCTCAAGATACTAACACACAATTTATTTTAAAACCTAATTATACTTATACTTTATCGTTTGATTATTTAATTAACAATGCAACTACAGATTTATATTATAGTATAGGATATGGTACTACAAGTTATACTACAGATATAGCTACACAAATACAATATAATACTCAGATTGAAGGAAGAAACTATTATACATTTACTGTACCAGCAAATATTCCAGAAAACAATTACTTATGGATTAAATTTGGGCAAACAATAATTTTAGCTGATATAAATGTAGACATTTCTAATATTCAATTAGAAAAGGGAATTTATAATACTGCTTATCAGTCACCTAGTATCTATAATATATATAATGTTATTGCCCAAAAGAATGTGTTTAATAATAATGAAACTTTATACATAAAAGATAACAATACTACTCATACTACTATTACTAATGGATATAACATAGTTCCTACTTCTACTACAGAAGAAACCTATTTAGCTATAGGATATAATAATGTTTTGCAAGAAGGCAATACATATGCTATATCTTTAAATTCATTAGGACAGTTTGATAGTATTAAACTTTACATGACAGAAAAAGGAAGTCAAGAAATCTATAGTGAAATAGAATTAACTAATAATAGTTTTATAGCCCCAAGCAATTTATATGATTTACAAATATGTATATATGTTGATAATTCTTCATTAGATAATTATGCGGAAATTTGGAACATACAGATAGAAGCCAATACAACGCCTACTACTTATGAAAGTTATAATGGTATTGTTTCTACTTTTTCTTTAGATGATACATTAAAGTCTACACCTTATACAAGAGATTTAATTTGTTTAAAAAGTCCAAATATTTTAAATAATAGTGGAGAAGCAGATGTTATAGGGAATGAAGATTATTATTATTCACAACTAGGAACTACAAGTTATAATATAAGTTATATAAATGAAGATAATAATGTTATTTCATCTTTAGATATTACAAATGGGGTATTACACACACCAGCTAATTGTGTGAAAATAAAAGTAAATAATTTAAACTCAGAAGATATTACAAATAATCGTTTACAAATAAACAAAGGGAATTCAGCATTTGGATATTATCCTTATTTTGAGACCCCTAGTATAATTAGATGGGTAAAAAGGATAATATTAGATGGTGTAACTCAAAAGAAAATGTGTACAGGGGTAACTACAAATGATAATTTTATTCAGATAGCCATAGCAAATTCTGATATATTATTAAAAACAATGGCTATGTGTAATATTGCGTCTTCTGTTGAACCAGCTCAATTTGGAATAGTAAATACTATAACTGTGGGAAATAGTCGAACATTTTATATTCATTTAGAACCAGATACTATTGAAGGGGATATTACTGTTTCAACAATAAATACATGGTTAAATAATTTATATACGCAAGGTACACCAATATATATAGACTATATAACTGAGAGCCCAGAAATCACAGAACTAACAGAACAACAAATAACTTTATTACAAAATGCAAAAAGCAATCAAGGAATAACTAATATTTATATGAACAATAGTTATCCTGCACTTTTGACAGGAGAATATGCTAATAGTTATAGTGTACAAGAAACACAAAATGCGTATGTTATTTTAAGATGTTATAATAATAATAACTTACCATATATTATTACAAGTAATTATATTGACATTCCTTCAGATACCGACAAAGTATTTATTTGGGTAAGAAGAGTAAATAATATATTTGATTTAAGAATTGAAAACTTAGGAGATTATAGTGAGGGCGGTGGAGGAGATGATACTACAGACCCAGTTGTTACAATAGAGGCTGACCCTATTATTACTTCTAATTCAATTACAATTACTGCAAATGCAATAGATGACACAGGATTAAGAACTATTAGATTTAGTAAGAATAATGGCTCGACATGGGATGAAGAAAGAGCTATAGATGGTTTAAGTGTAACAGAAGAATATACATTTGCAGATTTAACAGCTGACACTCAATATGCAATTAGAGTAGAAGCGATAGATTTAAGTGGAAATATTGGCGGAATAAGTGAGCAATTAACAACCGCCGCTAGTTAGGAAAGGGGCTAAGAAGATATGATATTTTTAGGATATAACTTTTTGCAGGACAGGTATTCTTGGCAACCTGTTCCTACAGATTTAACAAATATAAATAATATAACAATAGAGAATGGTATTTATGACCATTTCAATATAACGAAAGATACTACATTTCCTTATATAACAACCATTCCAGGGGACTGGGATTTGTCAACTCAATTAGATGCAGATTTTAATGGAAATCTTAATGCTGGTAATATAGATTATGTAATTAGTCAAATTAGTAGTATAAGAGTAAAGAGAAGAATAAAAGGTACTTTTGATTGGTATACTCTTGATGAGATACCTATTAACACTATTGAGGATGTTGATTTTGTAAGATATGATTATATTGCACAAAACGGAATAGAATATGAATATGCTATTGTTCCAGTAATAGGAAACATAGAAGGAGAATACTCTATAAACTCTATTATGTCAGAATTTTATGGTGTGTTTATAACAGATAATTCTTCAATTTATAAATTTAAACCTAATGTTAGTTATTCAGCTACAGAAAGGACAAATCAAACAGCAATTTATGAACCTTATGGAAGTAAATATCCTATTATAATTTCTAATGGTTTATTGAGCTATGATAAAGGAAATGTAACTGGAGATATATTAGTTCTTGATAATAGAGAGAATTTGGACAGAATGGAAACAGTAGAAAGATTAAATACAATTAAGGAATTTTTAGGTACAACACATGCAAAAGTATTAAAAGATTTTAATGGAAATATTTGGCTTGTAGCTATAAATGACAATATACCATTAACCTATTATTCAGAAGTCGGTATGGGCTTTGCAGCTGTAAGCTTTAACTGGACTGAAATTGGGGATGCAAATAGTGGGCAAGACCTATATGATAATGACTTAATTTATTCTAATAGTTAAAAGAGAGGGGAAGTGATATAATGGCAGTAATTCCAACACAAACAGATATGGAGTTAATTCAATTAAGAAACAGGAATATAAAAATAAAAATTGAATTATTAAATTTTCAGATGCAAACGGTTAGTTCAATAGAAGGATTAGCAACAGATGGAAGTGTAAGTATAGATGCTACAGCTGACATTAGAAGAACTTGCTCTCTAACTTTAGAGATAAAGGATAAAAATTTCCAAATTTCTGAGGGTAGTGAAATATGGATAGACAAGTATATTAAGGTATATGCAGGTAGTGATAATCCCAGAACTGGGGAAACTACATGGTGGAATTTGGGAATTTTTTTAATAAATAATCCAAGTAGAGTATATAGTTCAGTTAACAACACACTTACATTTGAAGGACTAGACTTAATGGCAAAATTAACCAGCAGAAGAAATGGGCAATTACAAGGTGCAGCTACAGTAGTTCCAACAGGAAGTAGCATAGCAAATGTTGTTAGAAGCACTATTACTGAATTGGGTGGATTTACTAATTATGTTATAGAAGATGCAGGTTATGTAACACCTTATGAGATAAAAAAAGATATGGGGTCTACTATTTATGATTTATTAGTAGAATTAAGAGATTTATATTCTGACTGGGAAATGTTTTTTGATACTGATGGAGTATTTCATTGGCAACAAATCCCAGATGGTGTAAACAGTCCAGTTATTTTAAATTTTAATGATTTAAGACAATCTATAATTATTAGTGACCAGGTAGATGTAGATTTTGAAAATGTGAAGAACAATATTATTGTTTATGGTAGAGTACTAGATACAGGAGAGCAAATACAGGCTTATATTTCTGACATAATTGAGGATAGTCCTTTTAATATTAACAAGATAGGAAATATTACTTATATTGTAAATGACGAGAATATATATAGTAATGCACTAGCACTTCAAAGGGCAGATTATGAACTTTATTTACATTCTAGGCTTAATGATAGTATTGTATTAGAAACGATACCAATATATTGGATAAACGATGTAAATGTTAAAATTGCATATTCTAACCCTGCCATAGGAATTGATGGAGAATATTTGATAAAAACACTAGAAATTCCTTTAACATTAGGGAATAATATGACTATAAATGCTATGAAAATATATCCTGAAAGTACAGCACTAGGTGGTATGACAGACGAACAAAGAGCTGTATATTTTGCTCAATTATATTGGATTTCACAGCGTGGTACACTTGACAATTATAATTTTTATAATGCAGGAATATGGGATGATGGTAGATTTGTAGTATTTGCCTCGTTACAACACACCGAAGTGGTAAATATTGTCCCATTATTAGTAGATATTACCACAGGAGAAGTAGAAGAACAAAGTATGTCAATAGAGGATGAAAGTATTTATATGGCAGAACAATACTGGATTGATAATTATGGTTCAACACAGGGATATTACTTTAGATATGGCGGAGTAGTAGAAAATGGTGAAGAGTTAGTAGTAGTAACCGACCCAGAAACTACAATGAGTATAGCTTTCTTAGCAGTAAACTTACAAACTGGTGTAGTAAGAGAGCGTTAATAAAAGAAAGGAGAGAGAATAATGTCAACATTATATCCTGATTTAGATTTTACTAATTATCCTAATGCACTAGATAATATTTCTTTAAAAAGCAATATAACCAATTCTACTGATGCACAATTAGTAGAACAAATACAGACTGCAATATTAGCTGGGGATTTCGCTACTGCATCTGCAATATTAAATGCTAATCCTCAACTAAATGGCAAAATTTTTGCGGCTAATGATTACAACCAATTAAGAGATGCTATCCTTGCATTAGAGAGATTTTATCAAAATGACATAATGAATTATATAACAGAAAAACAAACAGAGTGGCAGGCTAACATAGATAGGTTTAATTTTAGAGGAATATATAGCCCTACTACTCAATACTACCAAAATAACATGGTAAATTATACAACTTCAGAAGGTACATTTTTATATTTATGTATAGCTCAACCAACAACTGGTATAGCCCCAACAGATACAAATTATTGGAGACTTTTAACATTAAGAGGAGAAAGAGGTTTATCAGGAGATGGCTTTTCATTTGCATGGAATTGGGATAGTACTATGCAATATAATGTAGGAGATGTAGTTGTATATGGAAATAAATGGTGGGTGGCAACCCAAGTAAACAGAGACCAGACACCTAGTAGTGGTTCTGCTTATTGGGAAGAAATATTAGTAGCATTACCTGCTATTCAGATACCAGTTACAGAAGTGCAACCTACCGACCAAGAAATTGGAGACCAATGGTATCAAGTAATATAAGAAAGGAGTAAAAGTATGAGTAATATAAAAATAGATTTTCTAAATGATATGCACTTAGAAAGTCAGTCAGATTTTATGAATTATTATAATGCAATGCAGTCTAACAATATTACAGGTGCTCAAAATATATTAAATAGTAATTCATCTCTGGCTAATCAAATTATCAATGATAATACAATAAATCCTCTTATAAATGGGGTTAATACTTTGGAACTTACTCCTAAGGAAGATATAGATTATTTTTTAGAAGATTTATTGAATGACTTTCAAGAAATGATAGACAACACTAAAATTATGGGTGAATATAATGCAAATACACAATATTACCCACATAATTTTGTATATTATAACGGAAAAGGATATTATGCTAATTCACAACCACCTATTGGAACTCTTCCAACTAACACAAATTACTGGATAGAATATGATATACAAGGGTTCCAAGGTTATGGTGGAATAAACTTAAATTTAATGTTTAATTGGGATAATTCTACAGCGTATAATGAAGGAGATGTAGTGGTTTATAAGAACAAACTATGGTGTGCAGTTGCCTCTAACACAGGGGTAGAACCAAATTTAAACCACTATCCTTGGATAATTATTACTATGCCACAAATGCCAAACAAGGCTTCTATATCTATATCTCAACCTATTGATTATAACATAGGAGAATTTTGGTTTAGAATAATAGAGGGTGAAGATATTATTACTACTACTTGGGGCATAAGACAGCCAGAACCAACACCTAGATTTGGTGCTGGTAGCTTTGTTGTAGGAACTAATGTGTATGTTGTGGGTGGAATATTAAGTACATTTGATAGAACTAATGTAAATGAAATGTTTGATACTTTAACCTCAACTTGGTCTGAAAAGGCAGCTATGCCAGAGAATAGGGCTAGACCAGCTGCTTTTGCTATTGGTGATAGTGGATATTGTGTAGGTGGTATTGGCGACAATGGTGAAATCTTAAATACTGTTGTTGCTTATGATAGCACAACAAATACTTGGCAAAGTAAAAATAATTTCCCTATACCTATTGTTTCTTCAGGTGCTTCTTATAATTCTGTTGGCTATATAATAGGTGGTGAAACTACTAACAATGTTCCTATTAAAAGCTGCTATTCATATAGTGCTGCTAGTGATAGTTGGACACAAATTGCAGACAAATCAATAGAAACTTATGGAAATGCTGTTGTAGCGGATGCAGGATATATATATTCTCTAGGAGGATTAGATGTAAATGATAGCACTGTTGATACTGTAGAAGCATTTGACATATCTACAGGTACATGGGAAACCAAAGCTAATTTAGCCATTTCAAGAGCTTTTTTAGGTGCATTTATTAAATCAGGTTATATATATGCAGTTGGAGGATTGAATAATGATTGGTATAGCTTAAAATCAAATGAAAGATATGACATAGAAAATAATGTATGGGAGACAGATATGCCAATGAATTACGCTAGAAGTAGCTTAAGTACTGCCATAGTGGGAACAAATGCTTATGCTATTGGTGGTATAAATATTGGAACTTCTATGGTAGGTGGATATGTTGAACAATACGATGCAGTAGATGCTGCTTCTGATTTTGAAATGACTATTGATACTACTTTAGGTACTAATACAGTATCAATTCCTATGGTATCTGCTGGACAATATAATTATTATATTGATTGGGGAGATGGAACTACAAGCCCTAGAATTACAACTTATAATGATACAAACGCAACTCATACATATACTACTGCTGGAGAATATGTAATAAAAATTACTGGTGTTTGTAGTATATTACAATTTACAGGAAATATAGCTACAGTATTAAAAGAAGTAACAAAGTGTATACTTAATTTTTCTACAATAGAGAATATGTTTACAAATTGTACTAATTTAACTAATATTGTCGACACTATTTTTAGTAGCTCACCTTCTGTAGCTTCAATAAATAGTACATTTGAAGGCTGCTCAAGCTTAGCTGTAATACCAGTAGATTTATTTAGTAATAATATAAATATTGTTTCAGCTCAAAGTACATTTGAAGGCTGCTCAAGCTTAACAAATATTCCAACAGGATTATTTAATAATCAGTCTCAAATAACAAATTTTAGTAACTGTTTTAATGGTTGTAGTTCTCTAACTTCAATACCTACTAACTTATTTGCTTCAAATTTAAGTGCTAATAATTTTAGTAGTATATTTGCTAGTTGTAGTGGATTGACTAATATACCAGCTCAGTTATTTGCAAGTGTTTCTTATGCAACTAATATGAGCTCATTATTTGAAAATTGTACTGGTATAAGTTCTATACCAGAGGGTTTATTCTCAACCAATTCAGCTGTAGCTACATTTAATTCAGCCTTTAAAGGTTGTACAAGTTTAACAACATTACCAAGTAATTTATTTGCTAATTGTTTATCTGTAACAGATTACAGTGAGACATTTGCTTCAACTAATGTGACAGTAATACCTAACAACTGTTTTAATGGAAATAATGCAACTTGTACTAATATATTTGATGATAATAAGATTGTAACAGTAGGAGATAATTCACTTTATGGCTTGAATTTAGGAGAAGGCTTTTTCCAAGATAATACAGTTTTAACAACTGTTGGGAATGATGTTTTTGGGACAAATACAACTTCTTTACGCCTAATGTTTAATGGTTGTACAAATTTAACCACTATAGGAAATATAGATATGAGCACAATTACAAATCTTTCTAGTGCAAACTTATTTGGAAACTGCACTGCTTTAACAACTGTTGCTGGTTTTAAAGATAGAGCAACTCACACAGACCCAACTTTAAGTCAAGACTTGCATTTAGATAGTTCTTCTTTATTAACACACGATAGCTTAATAAATATATCTGATAGTTTGGTAACAATGACACCAACAACAATGAAAACACTATATTTGCATCCAACAGCTTTAAATAGATTAAGTGATGGTGAAAAATTAGCGATAATAAATAAGAACTGGAATTTAGATGGTTATACTCCTGATATTACTAGTGAAAGTGCAAATGATTTAGTAAGTGAATTATATCCTGATTATGAAACAACTTCAACAGCAACTGAAGAAAGTACTCAATATTTCATAGTAGATAGAACCAAAGATGGGGAAGATTATAAATTCTTTGTTGACAAAAATACAGGAATTGTTTATGAACAAGGACAAGAGCCAATTAAAGAGTATTGTGTTAAGTATACTCTAACAAACAATACTACTACACAAACATTATATATTTCTAAAACAGCTACGAATGATATAGATGGAGATTTGCTAAAAACAGCATTAAATAATCTGAATACTGATAGTATGTTATTAAAAACAGTTGAATTTGTTCCTATATATGAAGCTGCTGGAACAACTTCTAATTTATTAACTGCTGTTTCGTTGTTTGATAGTATGGAAAGTCTTACAACTATAAAAGGGTTAGATACTTCTAATTGTACTTCTTTAGAAAGTACCTTTAGTTGGTGCTCTAGTTTAACATATGTAAATGATTTAAACACATCAAAGGTAACTAATATGGCTAACTTATTTTCAAATTGTATTTTGATGACGAACTATCCTGTGCTTTCGGACACTTCTAAAGTAACAAATATGAATAATATATTTGCTAGTAATAGTCAAATGACTTCTGCACCAGAATTAAATGTTTCTGCTGTTACAACTGCAACATGGATGTTTGATGAATGTGTAAGGTTGACTACAGTTCCTACATATAATTTTTCAAATTTAATAGATGGTTCAAGAATGTTTAATGGATGTACCTCTTTAACAAATATGCCTGCAAATGTAACTTTTTCTAAAGTTGAGGACATAAATGGAATGTTTGCAGAATGTACAGGCTTAACCACAGTAAGAGCAAATTATTTTCCAAATACTGTTAAAAGTGCAAATGCTTTATTTGATGGTTGTACAAAATTAACAACATTACCAAGTAATGTAACACAAGTCTTTGGAAACAATAGTAATCTTACAGATGTAAGTTACTTATTCAGTGGTTGTACGGCACTTAAAACAATAGGAACTCATACAGTGGCAACATATGATATGGGTACTGGAAATGTAACTTTTAATCAGACAGCATTAAACAACCAAATATTTAGATATTGTCCTAATATTACAGACATGTCTTATATATGTAGTGGTTGTACAAGTCTTGGAAATAATACCGACTTTCCACAGGCATTGTTCTATTGGTGCCCAAATGTGACTACGGTAGAAGGTGCTTTCCAAAATTGTACTGCACTTGTGAACCCTGTTTCACCTGCTTTAAATAAGACATTATTTGTAAATAATACAGAATTAGTAAATATTTCTTATTTATTTGATGGTGCTGGAAATACAAGCTTTAATATTTTTGAAAATTATGGTTATAGTTCAGGTGGAGTAGTATATGAAGAACCAAATCTAATGTTCCCTAATAGTACAAAAATAGAAGATGCTTCATATTGTTTTAAAGGTATAAACTTTGCAAATCCAAGTATGACAGTTCCATTTCCTTGGAATAGTCCTGTATTGAAGAATATAGAAGGAATATACTCTGAAATTACAAGGTCTTGGATATTTGATTTAGATGGACATAATGAAACATATGGTTTTGCAAATCTAAACGAACGCTGTCCTGTCTTAGAAAACTGTTCGAGAGCATTTTATGGCGATAGTGCTTTAAATACAGAGGGTATGCCATTTGTAACAGCAGCACAAAAAATATCTACATTGACTAATTATCAAAGTTGTTTTACAGGTTGTACATCTTTAAGAGATTTTAATGAAATACCTGCTGCTTGGAAAGCAAATGGATAATATAAGGGAAGAATAAACTTCCCTTATTTATAGAAAGGAGATAAAAATGATAAATATAAATACATTTTATGATTTTTTGTGTAAACATAAAATAGAAATTTCATTTGACCAACTACAAGAAATATTTAACAAGATAGATATAAAGAAAGAATTTGAAAAAGAGAAACAAAGATTTACTGTTGAACTTTGGGATAAAGAAAGTTCTATAAATGGTATTGGTGCTAAAGATATAATAAAATCAAGACCATATAAAATAGATAATGCTTTTTTAGTATATATAGATGGAAGATTGGTTTATTTTCAAGACCATAATCCTTATGTGAATGGCTATAAAGAAATAAAAGAGAATGAAATATATGATATAGCCTTTAAATTTACAAAAGAGAGAATAGAAGAAGAAACTGAAAAAGCTATATTAAAGAAAATATTACTAATGATATACATAAAACAAGGAAAGGAATGATAAGGAATGGCAAAAAGTATTATAATGAATGTTTTAACTTCAAGTGGATACGAACCTATGTATCCTTTTAATCCAGCATTGGTATTAAATGCGACCTTTAATAGTACAAGCACTACAAATGTATATAATTTGACTATAAATGGTGTTCCTATTCCACTTACTAATACATTTGGAAATTCTATGGGGATAATTGCTTTTGTTCCTACTGTAACTAATGAAAGTACAACAACTATTTCTATCAATGGTGATACGGCTAGACCACTATTAAATAATGATGGTACAAACTTATTGCCTAATGTTTTGATACCAAACAGTCTAGTGTTTGTAAAGTATAGAAATAACAACTTCTATTTATTATTAGATAAAGGTCAAATTGGACTTTCTAATGTAGATAATACTTCTGATAATGACAAACCTATCTCTACTTCAGTTACAAATGCTTTAAACCAAAAATTAAATACACCTACAGAAGTTCCTGCAAATGCTAATTTAAACACCTATACAACAGCTGGATTATATTATTCTTCAAACACTTCAAACATAGGAACAATGACTAATTTGCCTGTAAATTCTGCATTTACATTGTTTGTTGAAGGGTTTGGCGGTGCTATAACTCAAACATTTACAGCAATTTCATTGAATGGTGTTCAGTCATATAAAAGAACATATAATGGAAGTAGTTTCGGTTCTTGGCAACAAGAAGCATTTATTTTATCTGGAACTTCAGACCCAAGTCAAACATTAGGTGTAAATGGAAACATATATATAAAAATAGATAGTTAAAAGGAGGTAAAGATAGATGCCAGATATTAGATATGATAATACAAATCATGACCCAGAAATGAGAATTGATGTTGATTTTAGTACAAAAAGAAGCGGGAAAAGCGTTACCATTACTGCTAAAGTTACTGAGAGCTTTTTGCCACCAACTTATAGTGAAACAGGTTTGTATTATGGTTGGACATTAACATTTAATATGAAATCTGGAAGTGTTTCTAATAGCGTGACTATTAAAAACAAAAATGAATGGTATGCACATGATGAAATGTCTAGGACAAAGAGCTGCTCTATAACATTATCTACAACTAGTTCTTCAGCCTCTGTAACATGTAGTGTTACAACTAGTATGAGCCAATATGCGGCTGGTACTATGCCAAATCAAACAAAAAGCGTATCTTTACCTGCATATAAAGCACCTACAGCACCTACTACAATTAGAATTAGTCCTAACCCTTGTGCTATAAGTGCCAAACCAACAGTATCGTGGAGTGGTGCAACTGCTGGTAGTGCGGGAACGGTTTATTATGATTTAGAGAGAAGATGTACTCGAACTAGCGGTTCATGGACTAGCTGGGAAAGAGTTTTAACAAATACAAAGAATACTTCATATCAAAGTGCAGTTTTAAGTGGCTTGACTGTAAGTGGACAATCTCCATTTGTAGGTATTCAATATCAATATAGAGTTCGTTCAACTGATAAGGGTACCACAACATCTAGTTGGAAAGTATCAAGTGATTTAAGTGTAAGTTTTACTTCTCCAACCGCCCCTACTACAATCACATGGGATGACAGTCAAATAAAACAAGACACCTTGATTATAAAATGGTCAGGTGCAAGTGGTGGCTCTGGAAGTATAACTCAATATCAAGTGGACACTAGATGGTATGACAATACTACAAGTACATGGTCAAATTGGACTACTACATATACTGGAACTTCTACTTCATGCACATTAACATTATTGGCTGCTATAGGAAATAGTGACCAAATTCAAGCTAGAATTAGAACACAAAATAGTTGGTCTCAATGGAGTTCATATAGGACTTCATCTAGCTATATAGTAAGAGCCAACCAATTATGGTTTAAAGTAAATGGAAACTGGGTGTCAGGCTCTGTTTATATTAAAGTAAATGGAAATTGGGTAGAAGGTATGCCATATATAAAAGTAAATAATGTATGGTATGAAAGTACATAAAGGAGTGATAGAATGAAACAATTAAAATTTTTAAAAACAATCAGTTATGAAGGAAAACCTGTTTGGTACAAAGACCATATTTATCAAGTTATTAGCGAAGGTGCAAATAGCGAAGGCAGACTTATGTATAAGTTAATATGTGAAGACTTGGTGGTCAGAGGTATAGATTATTATTTAAGTAATAGGTTTTTTGAAGTAATTGAGACACCAGAAGAAACAAAAAAAACAAATGAAGAAAAGAAAAGCATTCAACCAAAGAAAAGCAATAATAAGAGAAAAAAGTCAAAATAATTAAGCCTTAAAATCGTTTTTAAGGCGTTTTTATACTGTTAGGTATATACTTATATACATAAAAAAAGGAAGAAAACTCTTCCTTTTTTTATTTTTTTTCATTCAAATTAAATTTATTTTTTATAATTTCTTCCAATTCGTCATCTTCATAGAAAAATGGGTCTCTTGGTAATTCGCTAAGAAAGTTAACCATAAATTGCCCAAATCTCCAATCTGGAACTTGAAGCCAAGCTTTTCCCAATGTCTCTAAAAATAGTTTTATTCTATCAGGGTTCCTCATCTTCTTCTATACCCTCCATTCTGTGCATTTTATAGAACAAGTCTTGTATTCTTTCTAGTAATCCCTCTTCGTCATCATATAATACCAATTCGCTTTCTTTACAATCATTACAGCTATTGAGAAGTCCATATTCTAATTCTACTGATGTGTCACTTGTAGGTGGCAAACTTATCCAGCCAATATAATCGTCAAATAATTCAATCTCCATTGTCTGTTCATTTAAGTAGGCATATATAACGTGTTGCCCAATATTATATTCTGTCTCAATTATCATCAACTTATTTCCTCCTTAATATATTCTCTCAGAGCTTGTATTATGTTATATTCTTTATCAGATATAATTGTTTCTTTATCTTCTTCTTTTAAGTCGTCTTGTACAATAGTAATATAATTAAACCACTTATTGTCTATAAATATTTCTGGATTACTATCATTTCCTCTAGGTATCCATACACTATAATTATTTACATTGATTGGTCTCTCATATGTATTATATAGTATAGGAACAACTATTTCAAAACTTTGTTTCATACATATTCTCCTTTTAACTTATTCTTTCCCAATAAAATTTATTACAATAATCGTCATCTATATAATCCCAAGGCATCTCCCACATTATTGATACCATACAAGTATTTCCCATTGATATTGCACTACCACTTTTCGTTACCACATCTCTTACTGATAATACTCCATCTTCCATTAAATAAATATTTAATAAGCCATTTCCGCCATCTGTTTGACCTATGAAATATCTCTGATAATAGTAGTCATCAGTTTTTGCACCAAATGTACTCTGATTAAAAGTCAACATATCATGAGTTGTATCATTTAACTCAACTTTATTTACAAACTCCACTCTTATCATTACTGTATGGTTTTGTCTGACTACAACAGCACTTGCAGAAGTTGTATTTGAAGAATTTATATTTATATCTTCATTATTATTCTTATATGGTTTAAATTCTTTATCTATTAGCTCCCATGTCCCCCCCCCTACAACAGAGCTAGGTTCAGAGTTTGTAGAGGTAATATAGACAGAGCCAACAGGATATAAGTCATCAAATTTATTATTTATATTTCTCAAAGCATTCATAACATTTTTTGCCCACATTTAATTCACATTCCTTTCTTTGATAAAACATTCTCCTATGCAAATTGCATCAGTTATATCATCTATATTTTCATTTATATTATATTTATTTTTAACATAATCCATAGCCTCTTTCTTTTTTGTTGCTCTATTTATCTTGGGGCTATTAGATAGTCCTAAAACTTTACGCCAATGTGCAGTACGAATAGCTGTACATTGTATGTTGTTTCTAAAGGCTATGATTTCAATAGCAAATTGCAACCCCATTAAAGATTTGGCTGTTGGTGCACTCATAGTAATTTGTACATTTTCTAATACTATATCATTTGGTGTATATTCTCTTATTAAATCACAGATTTTATTTATTATATTATTTGCTCTTTCTAATAAATTCTTACTTTTCTCTACTATAGCACCATAATCTATAAGCTTATCATTTTTAAAGATTGCATAGCCTGTGCTAGTTGTACTTTCATCTAATGAAATAATTATATTATTCTTCATCTTCTTCACCAATAGTTATAGTTAAACAAGTTCCACCATTTTGAACATTGTCAAACATTCTTTCTTTTGTTTCTTTGACTTCTTGTAATAACAACGGAGAAGCTAAATTGTTTTCTATTTCTATTTGAGCAACTATAGATAATAAAGTTTTTATTTGTGTTTCAGGTTTTACAATATCATAACTTTTCATAATATCGGTAAATCTTTTAAGCATTTGTTTTTGTTCTTTGGCTATTTCATTTAAACAATCTATACAACCAAATTTTCCACACTCTAATTCAACCAAATTTTGAGTTGAACCACAAGATACACAATATTTTTGTTCTATTTTTGTATTTAATTTCATTTTTATACTCCTTTATCCATTTTTAACCTTTTATTTTTGATTTTAAAGGGTTTTAATATAATAGATATATAAGTTTATCTATTCAGTGGTAAAACCCGTTAAAATCAATTCTCGTGTGTCTGGACACTATTTCTGTTTTATTCTTTATTTTTTAATAAAAAATCTGGGTTTATTACTTTAAAAGAAATCAATTTTCCACCATCAAAAGTTCTCCATACTTTTCCTTCTCTTAAAGTATTATAAATTAACGATTTCCCTTTAGCATCTTCGACCATTTCATCTATAGTTCCTTTTAATGGTATATAATCATCAATTATAGGAACCGTTTCTATATTATATGGTGATAATATTGTTTCCATCATACCAGTATCATATAAACAATCATCTATTTTTAAATTGAAAGCATAAAAATTATAACCATCAATATGATATTTATTTCCTTGTATGCCAGTTCCAATTATCTCTCCTTGCAGAACTATCCTTTGAGCCTTATGTTTTTTTGCTAAATCTATTAAGCAATCCTCTATTTTATCATTTTTTGCTATTGTCCAATAGGAAGAACTAGAAGCAGAATTATTTAATCTTAAATTTCTACTACATACTCCAAATTCATACTTTGGGAACGCACCAAATTTTTTAGTTCTCTCTATAAAATATGTGGCTGATTGTCCATCTAGTTTTTCTGTAGACCAAAATAAAGTTTGTTCTTTACTAGCCTTTTCAAATAATTCTGGCATTGTTTGTATTCTATCTTCATCTGTTTTAGCAATCCAACTAGGAAAGCCACTTTTGCTATTTTTATTAAAATATTTATTATAGAATTTTCTATACCAGCTATATCTCATTAAGGCTTTGTGTATTGGGTTTTTGCTCTTTTTGATATTTTGCTCTGCTAATTTTGCCTCAGCTTCAGCCTGTGGGTCATATTTAGTAATTCCTAATAAATCTGTAATATCTTGCCCTTCTTTATATTTTCCTTTAGGCAAAGCTTTTAATGGTATTATTAAGCCTTGACTTACTTGTCCTCTTAACTTTATGGTCTTAACCCTATATTTTCTTTCTTTCAAAAAATCAAACATTGGTGTTTCAGGACATTGACTATCTACTTCAATATAGCATACAAGGTCTCCTATTTTATGTCCCTCTGTTTTAGATACTACTACATGCCACCCAAGAACTGTAGCCAATTCTATTTTATCTGCTCCTTCTATTGGTTGTAAGTTCACTATTTTTTGAATACTTGCTAATTTTCTACTCATAAAGACATTCCCCCAATACCAAGTTTTTCCATATTTCTTATGTTTGATTTAGATATACACTCAGTTATTTGCTCAGCTAATTGGTCAGCTAAAGCTTGACAAGCAGTTTTACTTGTATTATTGTTATTTGGATTGTCTGTACTTCCAAAACCACCAACTCTAGTTCCTTGTGCATTATCATCATCGGTAATTAAAAATTTAGTAAATACACCTTGTCCTATTGCTTCACCTTTATGTATTGTTATATCTGTATCACCTAAATTATAAAATGCAAACATAATTTCTCCATCATTATCTGGATTTCCATAATAATCACTATCTATAACTCCAACGCTATTTGGTATAACTAACCCTTTTTTCTTTGGATTAGAACTTCTATTATATAATAAAAGAACTTCATCATCCTGCATATAAGCTTTAACTCCCGTTCTAACCAATGTTGGTGCCATACCCCTTTTATAACTCGGAATTATTGTATCTTCAGCTGCTTCAAAATCGTAGCCTGCTGACTTTTTAGTTTTTCTCTGTGGCAAATTAAAATCTGGGTGTTTCATTTCATATCCAGTTGATAAAATTCTATTAACATATTCAAATTTTCTACTCATAATTAAAATCCTTTCTATAATATATATATGAACAAAAAGGAGTAAGAAATTATATCTCGTAGTTCTTTTAAATAAAATTCATCTCTTAATTAAATATGCGATAAATTGTATCGCTGCACTTTCATTTGACAAAAGTATTGATTAAAATCTTCTCATTTTAAATTACTGCTACTATATGCTATTAAAAAAATATACTACTATTAACTTCTTTGCTATTGCTATTGCCTATTCCAAATAAAAAATTTAAACATTTTCTGTATTGTATGTTCTTTTTTCTGATTTTTATTACAAGACATAGCTTCTTTCTCGCTTTTTGTTCTTTTAACTGCACCAATAAGGTGTAAAATGCACCCTATTGATACAATGATAATAACTAATTAAAGCTCTACTTCAAATGTCTCTGAATTAAGTTTCCCTATTTCAAACTCAAGGTCATCTATTTCTCTTTGAACTCTATTATATTCTTCTTGCATTTGTGCTTTATCAAAAGCTAACTCCTTTGATAAGAAATAAGAATTATTGACTTCTGTTATTCTTCTTTTTGAAGGATTTAGAGAAAGTAATTCCATAAGAAGAACTAGTTGTTTTTTCTTGTTGCTAATCTCTACTATGGCTGCCTGAATTGACATTCCATTAGGTAGTTTCATAGAATTATTCTTTTCAGACTTAATGGCTTTTAGTCTACTTAATAATGATAGTTTTGCCATATAATCATAATAGTCTTGCTCAAAAGCAGGATATTCTTCTAGTACTTGTTCTCTTCCATCAAGTTCTATTGCTTTAGTATTGATATTATTAGATTTAAGAGAATAATATAATGTATTTGCTTCTCTCTCAGTATTTTGTATTTTTGAAGTTAAATCAGTTAAATTTGTTATCATATTCTACACTCCTTTAAATATATATTTTTTAAATGATACGGGGTCTCCATATCTATTTGTCGTTGAAACCCACTCTTCATCAAAGACATAACCATCTTTTTTTAAGTCATAAATAATAGCACTTAATCTTGTAGCCCCATATTCTTTTATCGCTTCCCAGCTAGTAATATTTCCTACATCTTTTAAGTGCTTTAGTATCATGCTTTTTTGTGTGTTTTCTTTTTTCATATAATTACCCCCTTCTATAATATTGTATGGTAATGACATTTATGTCGGTACCATTATATATATGGAGTGCCTAGTGAGATTTGAACTCACCCCTTCGGTTTGGAAGACCAATATGCTAACCGCTAACACCATAGGCACATTTTAATCCCATAAATTCCAAAAATATTTAGAAAACATTTCAAACCCTTTGTTTTTCATATCTTCTCTATATTCATCTATTTCATAACTTCTTTGTAAGTATTTATCTCTTAGTTCGCTATCATCTATTACATAAGCCATACTTTTTTCATAAAAGCTATCCCACCATCTTTTATTATATTGTTCCTCATATTCGTTTTTTTCAGAACATCCTTCTTCTGTAGCTTCTGTAAAGTAATGTATCATAGTATCAAGTTCTCTGTCCCATTCTTCTGGTGTTTTAAATTCTGAAGGATAACCTTGTTTAGTATCTCTTAATTGTTTTAGCATAGGTATGACCACACTAAAAAACCACCAATCCATACTCCAAACATCTTGGTCAGAATATCCTCTTTTACCTCTTTGATAAAAGAATTTTATTTGTTTTGGTATATTAGTTAAAAAGTTTTTTATTCTGTGAAAAACCCACATATTATCTTCTCCTTTTAGTTTTTATATTGTTTATCAGTAGAGTTATAATCCGTTGAAAATAACTCTACTGCCCATTAAGGGAAATAAACATATTGGTGATGCTACGGTGAGTTGAACACCGATTTGGAGGATGAAAACCTCCTGTACTAGCCATTATACGATAGCACCATAAAAAATTAAAAATAAAATTTTTTATTTAACAGACCTCTCTCTTGATAGAATTAAAAAAGGCAAAATATAAAGGAAAGGTCTATCAATATAGTAATTTAAGTTTTTCAAAGGATTGGCAGGTCGTTAAGGATTTGAACCCTAATTGACAGTTTTGGAGACTGTAGTCCTACCCATTGGACGAACGACCCATATTGGCTGGCTAGGCAGGTCTCGAACCTGCGACCTACTGATTATGGAGTTGAAAAAAGGATTTGAACCTCAATCTTTCTATTAACAAATAGATTGTATTACTTATACTATTCCAACACAGTCAGCCGCTCTACCTACTGAGCTACTAGCCAATGTTTTATCTCTCACTCTATTTATATTATATCATATTTCGGAGTGAATGTCAAGCTTTTTTTTAAAAAAAAATAATTTTTTTTGGTACCCGAGGTGGGACTTGAACCCACACGGTGTATTCCACCAGAAGATTTTAAGTCTCCTGCGTCTTCCAATTCCGCCACCCAGGCAAATGTTAAAATGGTGGGCAGGGGTGGACTTGAACCACCGACACGGGGATTTTCAGTCCCCTGCTCTACCACCTGAGCTACCTGCCCATAAATAAAATTGGCGACATAGGTAGGATTTGAACCTACGGTAGGTTATTCACCTACAACGATTTTCAAGACCGTCGCATTAAACCAAGCTCTGCCACTATGTCATATTTATTCCGTGATTTTTTGTACTTTCATTCCGTGATATTTTTATTGTGCAATTTTTGACTATTTCATTGTGCATTTTTCAAGGTTTTTATTGGACACTTTTCAAGGTTTTTATTAGACACTTTTTAAGAAAATCACTATACATTTTTTAAGACTTTTGATATACATTTTTTAAGGATAGTGTAAAGCAAAATAGCTTTACACACCTTTAGATAAATCAAAACGATTAACTAAATTATACTTATATAGTTCTTTCTTAACTTCTTTCCATGATTTCATTGTAAGTCTATAAAGATTTTTGTTTATTCCTATTAGTCTTAATCCTTTATCAAAACTAAACGCATTGACCTCTTCTTTATTAAATAGGTCAACATCTAGTTCCTCTACATAGCCATTCTCATAACTATATGTATATTTATATGGTTTTTTTGTTATTTCATCTACTGCTGTTCTTTCCTCTTCTATAACTTTTCTAATTTTTATTTTCATATAAATCCTCCTTATATATTTTTATTTAATTGGTGGGTTGGGATGGATTTGAACCACCGTACCCCGAAGGGAGTAGATTTACAGTCTACCGCATTTGACCAGCTCTGCCACCAACCCATAATATGGGGTAGATAGTAGGATTTGAACCTACCCCTACAAAGTCACAGTTTGTTGTGCTACCACTACACCATATCTACATATCAGAAGAATATCATTCTTCTGTGCTGTCTGCTAACTCTTCAATTTTAGCTATTGTAGCCTCAATTTTGTTAGTAATTTCTTCTTCTTCCTTTTCTAAATTATCTAGTGTGTTTTGAGCTTCTTCAATCTGTTCATCAAGATATTTTCTATATGCTATATCTCTTTTTAACCAAGCTCTAGCTAAAGATAATTTTTTACCTAACTCTATGTCAAAAGTATCTTCTGGTGAGCATTTAGCTTTTCCAGTAAATTTTGCATAAATAGGCTTGTCAAGAAAGAAAATGTCTTCTTCATCTGCAAATGTTTCATAAATTACTGTAACTACAGTTTTTTTGTCCTCGTTGATGAAACTTTCATATCTTATTTTAGCCATACTCTTAGCCCCTTTCTATAATATTTTATTTTAAAATTGGTGGAGATAATGGGAGTTGAACCCATGTCTAATATAATGCAGACATAACTTTCTACAAGTTTAGTTCATTGAACAAGATAATAATCTATACATAAGAAAGGAGGTCTTCTACAATCTTTATTCTATATAACTCTTGTAGAACAAGTTATATAGAAAGTTGCTAGGCAACCATTGATAATTCAGTATCGTTTATTTTAAGGTGCTTGTTTTTAAAGTAGCCATCAAGCTCTACTACTTGCTTATTATGTCTTTGTTATATTATCGAAACCTAATATATCCCCATATATTGGCGTGGATGAGAGGATTTGAACCTCTGGTGCTCATAGTGAGCACTCTTCCTTAGCAGGGAAGTGCATTAGACCAACTCTGCCACATCCACACATTAAGCAGATAAAATCTGCTAAGTAAGGAGGCTAAACCTTTTGTGCTTATTTTACGGATTACACCGCTTATAGGGGCATTTGCTTGACCCTTGGCTTCCGAGGCTGGTCTCGAACCAACACTCCCAGCAGTCAAAGTGCTGTGTGTTACCAATTACACCACTCGGAAATATGCAAAAGAAAGATTTTTAACATTACTTTTTAAGAACTTTCTCCGACAAACTTAAATCAGTATAATATTGGTTTCATGCGGCTATTTAATAAGATAACCAATTAACTTATTAGTAGCTTCGCTAGGTATTATACTACCTATATCGTGCGTGGTACTCCTCCTAGGATTTGAACCTAGCACCCCAGCCTTATCAAGACTGTGCTCTAACCAACTGAGCTAGAGAAGTATATGTTGAGTGCTGGATTTTTCTTTTATGTGAAAAATCTAAATATCCAAAGGTTTGTTCGATACCTTTAAAACTATTGTGCACTCCTACAACCAAAGGAGTTGATTTTTATGAGCTGGCGACACTATGGAGAGTTGAACTCCAATCTTCAGGGCGACAACCTGAGATAATAACCGTTATACGATAGTGTCATTTGTAGAGATTTTCAGACAGCCGAGCTCTGAACCGCCCTACTCTATCTCTGATTAGCTTTTATTCTTTTTGACAAACTCCATCTAAAAGCTTGGTGGAATTGGAGAGAATTGAACTCTCATTATGAACTTGCAAGGCTCATGTCCTACCATTGAACGACAACCCCATTTATGGTACGGATAGATGGACTTGAACCATCAGCCTTTTATTTGTAAGACAAACGCTCTCCCAGTTGAGCTATATCCGTATATATGGTAGAGCACACAAGACTTGAACTTGTAACCTACGCCTTAGAAGGGCGTTGCTCTATCCAATTAAGCTAGTGCTCTATGTCAAAACAGAGTAAATTAAAAACTTAACTATCTGATTTCAATTTTTTGTGTTTTTGGTTCTTCTATTTTTTTAATTGGTTCACTTTTTATTGTTACATATAATAAACCATTTTTACATTCAGAAGTTATATCTTTGATTTTCTCAAAGTCAGATAATGAAAATCTTGAGTTAATTGAATAACTTTGATTTGTCGTTTCATCCTTGGTTTCTCCTGATATATATAATATTTTTCTTCCATTCTCTGTTTTAATTGAAACATCTAAATCTTCTTTATTTATTCCTAAAACATTATGTACTAATATTGTTTCACCTTTTTCTGGATTTCTTATTATAGAATATGGGTGCATATCTTTTTCATTTCTCTTAAAATTATAAAAATCTCTATCAAAATCAAACCATGTATCTAATAAATCTTTTAACATAAAATCACTCCCTAAATAATAATAATAATAAATACTTACTCTGTTTTGATATTGGTGCACCATGGAAGGCTTGAACTTCCGACCTACCCGTTAAAAGCGGGTTGCTCTACCAACTGAGCTAATGGTGCAAGTTTATAAGGTTATGGCATAGGCATGTCCTGCTTCCTGATTATTCAGTTCTGGGGTAACCTACAAACCCACGCATATTCTCTTGTCGCAATAGGCATTACTGTATCTATCAACCTTATATATATTATATCATACTTCCGACCTGATGTCAAGTTCTTTGATACATTTTTTTTATTTTTTTTCTAATAATGCAACATATTTGTTTAGAGTGTCTAGCATAACTTTCGTAGGAGTTAGATTAACCAAATCTTCACTCTTTAACAAATTCTCTAAAACAGAAGTTGAAAAACCACTTATCATACATACATCATTGTCAAATCTAGTAACAGGAAATCCTTTTCTTCCTAAATTCCAGAAGATTATTTGTGGTAATTTATATCCAGCTTCACTAAAAGCTTTTTTCCAACCATTAAAGTTAGTTCCTTCTTGTGAATACACACCTCTGTCAAATTCCATATCAGAAACAATTAGAATATGAGAAGGCATATCTTCTTGAGAAATAGAATTATCTTTTGCTGTTTCTAGTAATAATTCAAAAGCTTTGTCTATGTCAGTATTCTCAGCGATTTCTTCAACATTTTTATATTTATCCACAATATCTATTCCTGATACTTTCTGTAATAATGGTCTACTAGAGAATGTCATATAATAATCTTTAAATATACCATTGTTTCTAGCTGCCGTATATAATGCTAAACCAATAGAAGTTGCTATTACATTGTCATCCCAATACATGCTTCCTGAAGTGTCAGCCATAGTAAGAATGTTGTTATGGTTGTCTTTGAAAATATCTTTTTGTTGTTCCCACATAGCATTAAATAATTTTCTATCTTCATCTGTCATATTATATCTGTTTTGCATTATTTTCTTTATTATGTCATAACAAAACAAACCTTTAGTATTAACTTTTGCATTGCCATTGTTAATATTATCTAAGAATGTAGTATATTTTTTGCCTAAATGTTTAGCTAATGCTTTTCTATATTTTAATATAGCTTTAGTTGGTACATTTTCTAAATTTATGCCATCATATCTTTTTTGAGATAAATTTCTTTCTATTATATTTAGTTTTTCTCTTAAAGAAACCAACATTTTTCTATATTCTCTTTTGGTCATATCTAAACTTGTGCATAAATCCACAGCTATTCCATTTTTTTTGCTTTTTAAT